TCAATTCTATTGCTCAAACCGTAAGCCAGGATAAAACAATTTCCAATGCACTTGGAGAAGCATTTAACATTAAGGACATTCTAACCGCTCAACAAGAAAATATAAAGCAGGCAATCAATGATATTCTTGCAAGTGTTAATGTAGACAACCCCTTTAGTGTTGAGGATTTTGCAAAGCAGAACAGTGCTTTATCTCAACTCGCTGAACGATACAAAGAAATAGGTAATCAAATAAAAACCCTCAACGTTGAAGATGAAATTAAAGACCTGGAAAAACAGGTCTCAAAACTTGGTAAAAGTGAGATTGAACTTTATAAGGCTGAATTAAAGGCTAATGGGGCAACAGATGAGCAAATTAAGAGAGCCGTTGAACTGAAATCTAAACTTGCTGAAGCTAACACTAAAGTTAACAACTCAGCTAAGTCTATTTCAGAAGCATTTTCAGACCTTAAAAATAAATGGGAGAATGACGCTGAGGACTGGATTGATGTAGTAGAATCAACCGCAAACGCAATGAGCGAGGCATTCGGCGATACATTCGAGCAGATTGGCGAGGACTTAGTCGATAGTGGATTCTCGTTTGAGGATTATTCTTCGGCAGCTGTTGAGGCTGTCGGAAAGATTCTTGAGGCTTTGGCGGCTCAACTTGCTGCAACGGCTGCGTTGAGGGCGGCAAACTATGACTATGGCTCAGCTGCAAAGGCTGCGGCGGGAGCAGCTGCGGCACTCGTTGCAGCAGGAACATTCAAGGCGATAGCTTCTAACATGAGAGCTCAGACAAAGGAAGCTAAGGAAGCTACTGCATCACTCAAAGAATATTCTCAGACTTTGGCTCAGATAAAGGAATCATGGGGAAAAACATCTAGCTCAACCGATGTTCTGAAGAATCTTGTTGAGACTCAGAAAACTATAAATCAGCTTTATGATGACTATCAAAAAAAAGTCGAGGAAACAAAAAGACTTGATAAAGAACTTAAAGACAATAATAAGGTTTTTCTTATTAGAGAAAAACTTAAAGCCTACAACGCTGCATTGGATAAAGAACAACAGGCTCTCAAAGACCTTAATGAAGCCTTAGACTTGCGTTACACACAGCAACAGAATTACATCAATTCTCTGAAAGAAACATACGATTATCAGAAAAACATAATGAATCTGATAAAAGATATGTATAAATACACAAAAGAGATAGATTATCAGCTCGTATTCAATGAACAACTAAATAATGTACAGTCCATAATGGTTGATTGGTACGATACTTTGCAGAGTTTGGGTGCTAGTATCGGTGAGATAATTTTTTCATCTATAACAAGCGGAGCAAAGAAAAGTGATTTCTTGTTATCCATGAAGGATGTTATTCGGGAAAATCTTTTAAAAATAGCCATTTACACAGAGTCATTCCAAAATAAACTTGCTACTATCGGAACTAAACTTAGTTCAGCAATAACTCAAGAAGCCTCTGTCGACATGATTGAGGGTATCAAGAATGAACTCAGCGATTTGTTTGATGAAGCCGAAAAGAAAGCGATGAAAGTTGAAGAAACACTGACATCTGTATTTGGGAATGTAACCGAGGATGTTGAGGAAACAAATGACGCGTTGGAAGAATTATCGCAAAACGCTACAGCTATCGGTGATACTTTAATGCAGAATATTTTGAATGGTGCTAAAGAAAGTGATTTCCTTAGTTCCATGAAAACCTACATTAAAGAAAGCGTGTTAAAAATTGCTATTTACTCATCATCTTTGACAGACAAAATAACTTCAATCGGTGAGAAACTTTCACAAGCTGTCTTATCGGGAAGTAAATCACAGATTAACTCGCTTAAAACTCAACTTTCATCTCTGTATAAAACGACTGTAACTCAAGTTAAAGGTGTATTGTCGATAATTGATGAAGTGTTCCCTGACACAGCCGAAACCGTCAGTGAAACTGTTGATGAGATTGAAGAATCTCTCACATCATTTGAAAAAGCGATGGAGTCATTTAATGATTCGGTTAAAGATATTGGCGGCGACATTGCCTCCAACCTTGTAAACGGAATCACAAACGGATTGTCTCAGTCTGATTTCCTTTCAAACATGAAAGACTGGCTCAGAAAGATGCTCGTGCAGTCTGTGGTTTACACAGAAACTATGAAAACCGAGATTGAGGAAATCGGTAAAAGAATTTCACAAGGAATCACTACCGGATTCACGGACACATCTTTGCATGAAATTAGGAGAGATTTATCCTATATATTTGAATCTACAAGCTCAAAGATGTCAAATATCGACAGTATTCTCAACAGTGTATTTTCCGGTTACGCTACTGGTACTCAATCGGCAATTAGCGGATTGCATTTAGTTGGAGAAGCCGGGCCAGAACTCGTCAATTTCAAAGGCGGTGAGCGTGTCTACAATAATAATGACACAATGAAGATTCTTAGTGGAAGCGGTGAGAAAGGTAATACATTCAACGTGACATTCAACAATTTGCAGGACACTTCAGCCTATGCTATGATGTCTCAATTGCGGGATTACAACAGACAAATGGCTATCAATGGTATTTTATAATTTTCAAGAAATAGTTTATAATCAGAGAAAAGGAGAACGAAATCATGCAGAAACTTGTCTTTGTTAACGGTATCGGAAATGAGATAAATTTAACCTCAGGACATTATGGAATAACGAATTGGAGCGGTCTCAGCGATACAGATTTGAGCATTCAGACACAGCAAGTACCGTTTCAAGATGGAAGCGTTTTCATTGACGCATTATTGAATGACCGTGAACTTTCATTTACCGTTGCAATAAATGATGACAATAATTTAGCGCTACGATATCAGTTGAAGCGGGAACTGATTTCAATGCTCAACCCGAAACTTAATGAGGGCTATCTTTATTATACGAATGATTATCTTTCAAAACGGATTAAGGTTGAGCCGAAACTTCCGATTTTTCAGAACAAGAACAGCAATGATTCAGGAACGCTGAAAGCAAGTGTTACGTTCACGGCTTGCGGTGTATATTGGGAAGATATTGAGGAAACTAATGTTGATTTTGGTATTGATTCTCAGCCTGTAATTGACAATAAAGGCGATGTCCCGGTTCAAATGAAAATAGATTTTTTTACTTCAGGTGTAACAAATCCAAAGATAACTAATGTCACTCAAAATAAATTCATTAAATACAATGGTGTTTTGAGTGAAAATTTGCAGATTAGCACTGAATCCGGGAAAAAATATTTTATTTCTGAGCCTATTTCTTTTGATAGGTTGAATCGTTTTGGATTCAATGTAAATTCTGTTATCTATTCAGAAACCTTGGGATTATTTGTTGCTGTAGGAGCTAGTGGAACAATTATTACTAGTCCAGATGGAATAACTTGGACTGGTAGGACTAGCGGAATTTCTAAAGATTTATGGTCTGTAACCTATTCAGAAACTTTAGGCTTGTTTGTAATAGTTGGTGAAGCTGGAACAATCATTACAAGTCCAGATGGTATAACTTGGACTAGTAGAACAAGTGGTGTTTTTACACTTTTATATTCTGTTATCTATTCAGAAACTTTAGGCTTGTTTGTCATAGTGGGATATAATGGAACAATCATTACAAGTCCAGATGGTATAACTTGGACTAGTAGAACAAGTGGTGTTTCTGCATATTTGCGTTCTGTAACCTATTCTGAAGCTTTAGGCTTGTTTGTAATAGTTGGTAATAATGGGACAATCATTACAAGTCCAGATGGTATAACTTGGACTAGTAGGACTAGTGGTGTTTCTACAAATTTAAATTCAGTAACATATTCAGAGACTTTAGGTTTATTTGTTGCAGTGGGAGCTAGTGGTACTATTTTAACAAGTCCCGATGGAGAAAACTGGACTAGTAGAACAAGTGGTGTTTCTTCAATTTTACGTTCAGTAACATATTCAGAGACTTTAGGACTGTTTGTTGTAGTTGGTTACCCGGGCGTAATACTTACAAGTCCAGACGGTATAACTTGGACTAGTAGGACAAGTGGTGTTTCTACAGTTTTAAATTCAGTAACTTATTCAGAAGCTTTAAGCTTGTTTGTAATAGTTGGTAATAATGGGACAATACTTACTAGTCCAGATGGTATAAACTGGACTATGGAAAGTGGTCTTATTTCTCTTTTTTACGATTCAGTAACCTATTCAGAAGCTTTAGGATTATTTGTAGCAGTAGGTCAGTCCGGAGTAATACTTACAAGCACTGATGGAATAACTTGGACTGGGAGGACTAGTGGGACTGCTTATACTTTACGTTCAGTAACCTATTCAGAAACTTTAGGCTTGTTTGTAATAGTTGGTGATAGCGGGATAATACTTACTAGTCCAGATGGAATAACTTGGACTAGTAGGACTAGCGGTGCTTCTTTAACTTCAGTAACCTATTCGGAAACCTTGGGATTATTTGTTGCTGTAGGTTCTTGGGGAACAATCATTACAAGTCAAGACGGTATAAACTGGACTAGTAGAACAAGTGGAATTTCTACAATTTTACGTTCAGTAACCTATTCAGAAACTTTAGGCTTGTTTGTAATAGTTGGTGATAGCGGGATAATACTTACTAGTCCAGATGGAATAACTTGGACTAGTAGGACTAGCGGTGCTTCTACAATTTTAAATTCTGTTATCTATTCAGAATCTTTAGGCTTGTTTGTCATAGCGGGATATAATGGAACAATTATTACAAGTTCAGACGGTATAACTTGGACTAGTAGAACTAGTGGTGTTTCTACAATTTTAATTTCAGTAACCTATTCTGAAGCTTTAAGCTTGTTTGTCATAGTTGGTTACTCGGGCGTAATACTTACAAGTCCAGATGGTATAACTTGGACTAGTAGAACAAGTGGTGTTTCTACAGTTTTAAATTCAGTAACTTATTCAGAAGCTTTAAGCTTGTTTGTAATAGTTGGTAATAATGGGACAATACTCAGTTCATATTTTTCTCTTGCTGAAAATCAAATTCAAAACATTTCAGAAGATTCTGACGCAAATTTGAAACTAGAAATCGGTGAAAATAAATTTCGCTTGAACAAAACTTCCGGCTCATTCAGAGCTAGAATTTCTTACCGTCAGAAATATATAGGAGTGTAAGCTATGAGCTACAAAGAAAAACCGCAACTTCATCTTTACGAGTACAAAAACAACTCTTTCATACAGACAGCAATCATAGATGATTACAAAGAAGTCAGCTTTGAGCGTAATCTCTATTCAGCCGGAACTTTCACAATAACAATCAATTACAACATTCCAAACGCATTGTTATTCAAGCGTGGTATGTTTATTCAGTTCGGTTCAGACCATTATGACTTTGGGGAAATTCTTTCAATCCGTGACGAAATTGGGCAGGACGGAAAAGGCTCACAGATTCGCACGATAACGGGCTATGACGCAAGGTACATTTTGAAAAGACGAATTATCAAGAATCTTAACGCCAATGGATTGTGGAAAATGACCGCAAAAGGTGAGCTATGCTTGCGGAATCTTATAGCTGACCAATGCGGAGCAAACGCTGAGACAAAGAGGCAACTGCCTATCATCAACACAATCCCACAGGAATCAGAAGCAATCGGAAAGGAATATTCTGTGTCAGAGCAGTTCACCAACCTTTATGAAGTCTGCAAGACGATAGCAACACAAAGCGAAATCGGATGGCGAGTAAGGTTTGAAAGCGGGAATCTTACGCTTGAATGTTATCCTGGAACGGATAGGAGCGGCACTGTTCAATTTTCCACAGACTTTGACAGCCTTAGAGATGGGGAATTTTCAGACAGCTCAGAATCATACTCAAACGCCATCTACATCGGCGGAAAAGGACAAAACGATGAACGAGATATTTATGAGGGAGAGGATGGGACACCGAACGGCTTAGACCGATTTGAAGCTTGGGATGACCAATCATCAATGACGACAACTGATGAGTACACGGCTGAGGCTTTGTCTATGCTCACCCAATACGGACAGACTATAAATGTCAGCGGGAACGGTCTAGCTAAATGTCATTACATATACAAGGAACAATACGATGTGGGTGATATTATCACCATCTCCTTTAGCGGAAAGAAAGCAGCAGTACAGATTCTTTCGGTAACAGAGCGATGGGCTTGGAATCAATATGACATCAACTTTTCATTCGGAAAACCTCAGAACACTCTTTCTGACCAATTGCAGTTGATGTTGCGTAAGATTCAGAGTGCGAGCGACAATACAAACGCAACAGAATCAGTCAAGTGGTACACAATCCCGACAGTAACATCAATGCCCGCTGATGATGTAACTTTCAATACAATCGGATTTACCGGAACTTTGGCCGCAAATTCTACATTCATCCTCTATCTTGATAATGAAAAGACAGGCGCAAAAAGTTACAATGTATATGCAAAAAATCTGATGGGAAATTATACGCTGACATTGACGACTGGGGTGAGCGGAGCCACCAACTTCATGATTAAGGGTGGAAGCAATATTGTCGCAAGGATTCTTGTCGATGAAGATGGAAACATAATATCTCAGAGTATGACTGCAACGGATTTGATTGAGAGCGGGAATAATCAGCCTACAACATCAAATGCGGTATTTGATGCAACACAAAAAGTTATAATAGGGTCTGTAACTACCATTTCATCAAAAATATCTAATGTTAGGCGAGGCGATATTTTGTATAAAAATGGTGTTGGTTTTTTATCTCTTGAATTTGACCTTAGTGCAGCAACTTTGGAAAATGAAGTGCTTTTCCAGATAGATAAATCCGCTTCTTTAGTACAGCCGTTTGCAGTTACCAATGGGTATATTGCGAATACTTCAAGTGGTGCACTTCGTGTAGAGCGTAATATAATATTATGCGGGGCACCATTACATAGCGGAATTTTATGGAGTGGTGGCTGTTCTTTTGTTTTATAACTATAAACAGAAAATCATATTGTAAGCACTTACTAACTATATACCTGCTAACAGAAAATCCGCTTTTTTCCGCTATTTCCTTTATATTTGCTTTTTCTGTTAATCCAGACAATAATCAAAACAATATCCTCTGATTGGTTTACCTGTTCTAACAGCCATACGAATAATGCTGACACTTATACCTGTTGCTTTTCTTGAAGTTCAATTATTGCCTTCCAAGATTCATTGAAGAAAGCGTTTTTGACTTTAAGAAGGAATTAGAATATAATTAGGGAGAGAACAGAAATGAATGTAATGAAGATTGTAGAATCAGTATACTTATTTTCTTACAGTCTCTTTCAAATTTAATGTATTCCCGGATAAATTGAATCAAATGTTTAATTATTAGTTTCATAACTTTCTCTCAATAAAGAGAGGGCTTGATGATTTATCCTAATTGCAATCAAGCCCTCGGTTTGAAATGTTCATTCCATACGGAACTACTATAATATTATAAGATTCAATATAAAATTTTTTAATTTTTTTCTAAAAACCACTTTACTTTTTTTATAATATAGTTTATTATTATAGATGTAGGGAAGAAAAGACCTAAAAGGAGTAAAGCTATGAAAACAACAAAAACTTACACATTTTATTTTGGTACTTATGAGCAATTGAAAGAAGGTAGGTGCGAGTATGATAGGAAAACATCACACTTGCTGAGGCTAGAGAGCAGGTCAAAATATTTGGTGGATGTTTTGCTAGACTTGGGAAAAATGGAAAACTCAACATTGTAAAATAAACCGCCCTGCAAGGAGTAAACTATGACTACAAGAGTTAATAAACTTTTCAAAGAATCAGTTGAGAAGTGTTTTGAATATCGTAAAAATCACACAAGATTTGAATGCGCCGGTAAAAAATACGATATTGACGGAAACATTTGGAATGACAATTTCTTTTTGAATGAGATAATAAAAATGGAAGAAAATACTATTGTTGAAGATAAAAGAATTATGGAAAGTTCCAATATGGAAGATATTGCAAAATATCTTTGGGAACTTTCCGGGATAAATATATTTGATTAGAAAATTAAAATATGTTGATTTTGACCCTATAACTATAGTAGGGTCATTTATTTTGGATATAACTATGGTTAAAGACCATATAATGATTATTTTAGTAATATATAATATATATACTAACTATTTTTTATATAAATATAAAAAATAAAAGATTTTCAAAAAATGAAAATCTAAATTTTTTCTCAAAAAATTTATCTTTACTTTTCATAAAAAATAAATTATGATAAATCTCATAAGAATTACTTGGAAATAGTTCTTATAATTATTTAGTTAGGAAAAAAGAAATCCCTTGGGAAGCAATTTCAAACTTCAGGCTGTATTTATTTTAATCCTAACTGAAATATTTACAGTTTTCCAAAATCGAAGGCGAGATTGCTTGCCAAGGGGTTTTTTGTTTTATGGAAAGTTCAACAAGAAAATTCTTTAATTCAGAATTCATAATTAAAAACAAACTAGCCTTTTCCACGACAATTATATTGCAGGATATTTATTTTTGGCTTTTCGGTAGGAATCCGCCAAAATCAATAAATGTTTCCGGGAAAGAATTTTATTTCATTTCACAATCTCATCTAGCTGAATATAATTACGGCTTGTTAAGTCAGCCTAGAATAAATGCTATATTCAATGAATTAAAGAAAGTTGGGATAATAGAATCCACAATGATAGTCGATTATCATTGCCACTATGTAAACTTTAACTGGGAAAATATTGTAAATTCAGTGTCAAATAAAGAGGTTTTGAAAAATATGGAATCAAATGAATGGTGGAAGAATATTCACGATATTTGCGAGAAGAAGATAGCTGAGGAAAAGGAATGGGAAAGAACTCATAACAATCAAAACGATATGCTTAATCGGGGCTATGAAGTTGTAGTCAAGAATGGCAGGAATTACCTTGTAAAGAAAAAGGGAGCTGAACAAGAATCTTATAATAGTTCAGGCGAGGACAAGATGAGATTATTGAGCGAAGAGGATATGGGATTGAAAACAAAAATCTGCAAGGAATCAGATTCAATAGCCCGGCTAATACTAAAAAGATATGGTAACTATTTTTCGCATAAAGTTCCCGATGAGAATACTGCCCCAACAAAGACTTATACAGAAATTTGCAGGAAAATAACAGACATTTATAACGGAACTTTCATCAAGTCTAGGTTTTACCCTCTAGGTGATAAATTTCTAAATAATAAGCAGTTCAATACAGAGGGCTGGCGTGAGAAAATCCTGGAAGCTAAGGGAGACTGGCTGAAAGTAAAGAGATTGATTTTGTCTGCCCTACGGAATTTCACGTTGATGCATGAAGAAAACCGAATGCCCTATAGCAAAGACTATTTGCAGACAAACTTGAACCTTTGGCTATACGATAAAGTCAGTAACTATGATGAGCCACAGTCTCAGTTTATCCTGTGTCTTTCTGAGCCGGAGTTTACAAATAAGCATAACTCAGAGTTGAAAGCAGATAGGATTTTTGATACATTACCCGAAAAAGCTAAAAAAGGCGGAAACAAGCTATTTGGGCTGAATGAGAATATGCCTTCAGGATTGTTCTGGGAGAAGGTAAGCGAGATAATTGAATGGGGAAAACTAGCGTTAGAGTATGAGCCAAATATTCATTATTGGATAACATCTGCTAGCGAGTTACCCGGATTGTTTGCGGATTATTGTGATGAGAATGAAATATCTGTTTCAGTAAACACATTGGATATTAAGAGTGCGGTTGAGAGTAATTCACCTTGGACTTGGTTTGTTAAGGATATGAGCCTGAAACATGGATTGAATCCTCATTTGAGTGAGTTAGTATCTGAGAAAGATTTCAAGAAAAAATATGGAAAATCCGATAGAATAACTTTTGACGATATGAGTGAGGTAGTGTTTTAATGGATAGAAAAGATTTATGCGAAGTCTGGAAGGTTGATGAAAAAGCTATTATTCTTGACCCACCATCATATTTTGATAAAGGAATTATTGGTGTCACCGAAGATAAACAGCATTTGATTTACAGTTATCAAAAATTGACTCATGGAAATGCTTCAGAGGAATTTGCGAAGAAAGAAAAAGATGATGAAAGAACTTTTGAAGATTTTCTTTCTGAATCTTGCGAATATGTTGATTATAATACAATCCGTAGCTTACCATATATGAATTCAGAATACCGACCAATTATCATAATTGAATTTATTGGAGAGTAGAAAATTTTATGTATAAAATCTTATAATTAAAAAAAAGAGAAAGAAAAGATGAAGCGGGAAAAATTAAATACATTATCTGAGAGGGATTTGATTTATCAGCTTATCGTATCTGATAAATTCTGCCGTGAAATAATTCCGGTTCTGAATCCTAAATACTTAGAGATAGTTTACATCAGGACAGTTGCAATTTGGATAAAGGATTATTTCCAGAAGTTTAAGGAAGCCCCAAAGAAGAACATGATGAAACTTTATCGTGCTCACGTTGAGGAGCTTAAAGATGAATCTTTGCAGGAAAATATTTTAACTTTCATTGAGAAACTAGACCGGGATTTTGAGAAGATAAAGGTCAGCAATGAGGATTTTGCGATTCAGAACGCAATCAAATATCTAAAGGTAAGAAGCCTAAAGAATTTCAGCGAGGATATTGACGCTTATATAAATTCGGGTGATATAGAGAGGGCTGAGAACTGCGTAACAAAGTTTAGGAAAGTTGAAATTGCTAGCGGTGAGGGTGTATCGCTTCTTGATGACTTTGATATAATAACTTCTTCATTTACTGAGGAACAGGACTTGCTTTTTGCTTATCCCGGAGACTTTGGAAGATTATTGGGTGACATTCATAGGGAAGATTTTATTGCGTTTCTAGCTCCAATGAAAGCCGGAAAGACATTCAGCCTAATAGATTTTGGGATTGAGGCTTTGAAGAATAATCTGAAAGTTGTAATGTATTCGCTTGAAATGAGCCGAACAAATATGATTAAGCGAGTTTGGACAACGCTTTCAGGTCAGACAACTAAGGATATTGATATTGAAATACCTTATTTTGTGGAGGATGGGGAGAAATGGCGGATTGAAAAGAAAGTTGTTAATAAAAAGGCAAGCTCAGTTCTTGAGGTGCAGAAAAAACAGAGAAGTCTTAAAAGGCTTTTCCGGGGCGGAGCTTTTAGAATTTATGCTGAGCCTGCCTATAGTTTGACTGTAGAGAGCTTGGAAAACAAACTTGATGATTTAGCCTATGAAGGATTTTACCCGGATGTCATAATAATTGACTATGCGGACATTATGGCACCAAGCGATACAAAGAGCGATTACAGGAATCAGATTGACGGTATTTGGAAAAGGTTAAGGGCTTTGGCTCAGAAAAGAAAAGCCGTTGTTGTAACTGCAAGCCAGACTAACCGTGGGGCAATCTCTAGGGAAGTTGAGGCAGAGGACACGGCTGAAGATATTAGGAAAATAGCCCATGTGACTTCTATGGTGTCAATCTCAAAGACTAAGTATTGCAAGCAGAACAAGTTGGCTATATTCAGTCAGCTGGCGATACGAGAGGGAGAGCCGGAGACAAGGAAAGTAGTTGCAACGCAGAATCTTGCTTTAGGCAGGCCAATATTAGAATCTCATTGGAAAGATGATGTGATTTTTGATGATGAAGAAAAGAAAGATATTGAGAGGAAAAGAAAATGACAGAAAATGAATTTTTATTGCTGGACAGAATTGCTAAAATCAAAAGTATAAATGAACAGTACAATCTTATTGATAACGCTTACATTTCATTTAGTGGTGGAAAAGACAGTACAGTTTTGAGTTATCTTATGGATGAAGCGTTGCCTGGCAATAAAATTCCAAGAGTGTTTATAAATACCGGAATTGAATTCAAACTGATATATATATATATCAGAAAAATGCATGAGAGCGACAGCCGAATAGAAATTGTAAATGCTGGAAAAAATATAAAGGAAACATTGAGTAATGTTGGTTATCCTTTCAAATCAAAAGAGCATAGTCAAAAATTATATGAATATAAATCCGGTTTGAGAGGGAAGGCCATATTGAAATATTTTAGAATAATTGATGGTGGTTATAACAGTTGTCCTGAAAAACTTATGTATCAAATGAACGATGATTTCAAATTAAACATTAGCCATCGTTGTTGTTTAGAGTTTAAGAAAAAGCCAGCAAAGGAATGGGCAAAGAAAAATAACAAAACAATTTTAATAACCGGAATGAGAAAAGATGAATGTGGAACACGCTCAACTGTTTCTTGTACTTCTTTTAATTCTGATAATCAGTTGACTAGGTTTCATCCATTATTTGTAGTGAATGACGATTTTGAAAATTGGTTTATAGAGAGCCGGAAAATCAAACTGTGTGATTTATATTATCCACCATATAACTTAACAAGAACAGGTTGCAAGGGTTGTCCATTTACACCTTGGCTCAAGAAGGATTTATATATGATGGGTCAATTACTTCCATCAGAAAGAAAACAGTGCGAAATTATTTGGAAGCCTGTTTATGATGAATATAGAAGAATTGGCTATAGATTAGAAAAAGAAAATGATGATAAATTATTTGATTGGTGAATCTTATAATAAAAATATAGAGAGGTATAAAGAATGACTATCAGTAGGAAAGTTCTTTTGGATAGCTTGAAAAAAGCTATGCCCGGAATTGAGAGTGGGAATGCGGTTTTGCAGGGAGCAGACGCATTTGTATTTCACGGTGGAAAAATCTTCACCTACAATGATTCAATCGCCGTCTCTATCCCTTTGGATATTGATGGACTTGTTGACGAGGGTGTTGAGGGAGCGGTTCACGCAGATGAGTTCTTCAAAATTCTTTCTAAGTTCTCAGCCGATGAGCTCAATTTTGTTGTTACTGAGAACAACTCTTGGCTCATCAAGTGCGGAAAAGCAAAAGTTGAGATGACCCTTATGAACTTTGATTTTCAGGAACGGCTTGAAGGTGTTACGCCAGATGATGAATCTTGGAAAGCTATCCCGGAAGATTTTATTGACGGAATCGGAACTTGTAAGATGCTTGCAAACAAGACACCTATGAGTGGAATCTATTTCAGTGGCAAGACAATTCTTTCAACTGATGGTTTTCAGATTAACCGCTATTCTTTCAAGGACAAAGGCGAAACACCTGTATTTTGGATTTCAGATAACTCATCAAACGAGCTTCTCAAATTCCCGAATATCAAGGAAATTCAGTTGCAGAAAACTTGGGTACACTTTAAGGCTGAGGATGGCTCAATTTTCAGCGTAAAGACCTTGGACGCAAATAAATTCCCGGTTGAAAAAATTGAGAAACTTATGGACACAAGCGAGCCGAAGGAAGATGACTTGAACGCTACTTTCCCCGCTGAGTTGTTTGAGGCTATTGACCGTGCTGACGCTTTTGCCATGGAAATCTCAGACCATTCTGCAATCCGTCTTGTTCTCAGCTCAGACAAGATTGAGGTAAGTGCTGAGAGAAGTTCGGGAAAATACGCTGAGAAAGTTGCTTGGGGCGAGGATTTTAAGGCAACTATTGAGCCGATTACAATGTACGTTGACCCTGTAATGATGTCATTTGTTGCTAAACGTTCATTGAAATTCTACCTGTCGAAGGTGAAGACAAAGAGTGGAAAAATGATTCCACGGTTCATGTTTATCTCAGATAACAGCCAGCACCTTATGACAACATTCTCTTCAAAAGAGTAGTTGAAAATAAAGATTTAATTTAAATCTAGGGTTCATTGTTACCCTAGATTTTTTATTTTAAGGAGATTTGCAGAATGTCTTTTATTGATGAAGATGTAGAGGAACTAAGGGAAAAGAAACCCGCAGTGAAAAAGAATTTCCGGGAAGATGATTTGAAGATTGATTATGACGATATTATCCCGGAAGATGAGAAAATTCAGCTGAACAAGAAATTTCAGCTTGACCCTGAGAAATATCAGGACTTTAATTCAGAGCTGTACCCGGATAGCCTAAATTTTTATGATTTTGAGATTTTTAGGCACGACTGGCTTGTGGTAATTATAAACCCAGTTGAGAAGATAAAGACAATTATTGCGAACGATTCAAAGGCGTTAAAGCGATATTATAATGCTCACAAGGAACAGATTTGGGTTGGATATAATTCCCGGAACTATGATACATTCATCATGAAGTCTATTCTGCTGGGAATTAACCCAAAGAAAACAAATGATGATATTATTGTAAGAGGACTCAAAGGCTATCAGATTTCAAGGGATTTCAGAAAGATAACTTTCTATGATTTTGATATTTATTCCAAAGACAGCTTGAAAACTAAAGAGGGATTTATGGGCAACGACATTAGGGAGACCGAAGTTGACTTCAACCTTCCTAGAAAACTGAATCCATCTGAGATGAGGCAGACTGTAAAATATTGTCAGCACGATGTAGAGCAGACAATTGAGGTTTTCCGAAGAAAGAAGGAAGTGTTTGAAAGTCAGGTTCAGCTTATTGAGACATTTGACCTTCCAAAATACATGATTGGGTTGACTCAGGCTCAGCTCACCGCAAATATCCTAGAGTGCGAGAGGGTTGAGGGAAGGGAAGATGAGTTTGATTTACAGATTGTAGACACATTACGTCTCAAAAAATACAGACAAGCTAAAGACTGGTTTGAGAATTCATGCAACATGGATTATAAGAAAACTTTCAACCTTGATGTTTGCGGTGTACCTCATAACTTTGGCTGGGGTGGTTTGCATGGTTGTCCAGAAAAGCCATTGCACGCTAAGGGTAATTTGTTCCATGTAGATGTAACTAGCTATTATCCAAGTATTATGATTAAATATGATTTTCTTACCCGGAATTGCCGTGACAAAAAAAGCTATAAGAAAATTTATGATATGCGTGTAGCCTTAAAGAAAGCCGGAAAGAAGAAAGAGCAGGCGCCATACAAAATCGTATTGAATGGAACTTATGGAATTTGTAAGGATAAATTCAGCTCAGCCTTTGACCCACGGCAGGCAAATAATGTTTGCGTAAACGGTCAGCTGATGTTGCTAGACCTTCTTGAACACTTAGAGAAATATATAACGCTCATTCAGTCAAATACCGATGGACTTATTGTTCAGGTAAAGAATGAAAGCCAAATTGAGAAATTCCGGGAAATTTGCCATGAATGGGAAGATAGGACAGGAATGGGTCTGGGTTTTGATGAGATTGACGAGATATGGCAAAAAGATGTAAACAACTACATCTTTAGGTTTACGAATGGAAAATTGGAGAGAAAAGGCGCATATGTAATGGAGCTTGATGACCTTAACTACGATTTGCCGATTGTAAACAAAGCTATTGTTGATTACCTCACAAAAGGTATTTACCCAGAAGAAACAATCAAAGGCTGTAACATTCTAAAGGAGTTTCAGAAAATAATTAAAATTTCAAGTAACTATCGCCTTGGCTGGCACAATGGTGATTATTTGAATGATAAGACTTTCAGAGTGTTTGCAAGTAAAGACAAAGCTGATAGTTATATTGGTAAGTGTAGGGATATTGGGGAAACTATTGAGAAATTTGCCAATACGCCTGAGCATTGTTTCATTTATAATGATGATGTTAATGGCTTATTAGTTACCGAAAAATTGGATAAACGCTGGTATATAGATTTAGCCGAAAAGCGTTTGTTGGATTTTGGAATTGATTTGAATGAAGATTCTTTATTTTAAGGAGAAAAGAAATGGACGAAGTAAATAATATTACTGCATTTTTGGTAGATTTAATTGAAAACCCAATTAAATCGGCTTTACAGATTTATGTTGAATATTTGAAAGATGGAATAATTTCAAAAGAAAAAGCCAAGGAAGGCATTGAGATTTATGGTGCTGTTTCTTGTTTATTCGATGGAAAGTTAGATAAAAAAGGTGAAGAATTTATTGGAACTTATAGGAGAAAAGTTGTGGATTGGGCAAAGAGCGTCATTGAAGCTTTGGAAATTAACTAGGAGAAAAAGAAATGAAATTTGAAAATACTGAAGTTTGGGGATTCAAACACGCATTGAGGGGCATGCGGAATCCTTTGGAAAGCTGGGACAAATCAGATTCTTTGATTGAAGATGAATACGAATATCAGCTTGAAGTTGGAAAAAATGATTTAGACTTAGCTCAAAGACTTATTAAAGCCGGAGAGCCTCACCGCAAATTTATGAGACAGATTTTTGTTTCTGTCGATATTACTGCCCCGATTTATTGGTGGAAAGAGTTTGATACTTATAAAGTTGGAACTGTTGCAAATTCAACTTCTACTATGCATAAGCTTGCTTCAACACCAATAACAAAAGAATGTTTTGAAATGGGTGATTTTGATGAATCACCAAGGCTTGAATGTAAATATGTAAAAGTTTCTACGGGAGCTTACTGGGAATTTTACTTAATTCCAGTACTTGAAAATCTCAGACAGAAGTACAATGAAACAAAAGATAAATGCTATTGGAAAGAATTGATTAGACTTCTTCCAGAATCATGGTTGCAGAAAAGAACCGTAACGATGAACTACGAAAATATTTTGAATATGATAACTTATCGTCAGAATCATAAGTTATCGGAATGGTCAGAAAGTTTCATAAATTGGGCAAAAACATTACCTTATGCTGATGAGTTTTTCTCCAATAAACAATCTTATAATAAATAAAGAGGTTAAAAATGGCAAAAACAGAACTTTATCGGAAATATAGACCCGGTAATTTTGACGAGATTGTAGGAAATGAAACTACAATTAAGAGTTTGCGGAAGGAACTTGAGAACGGTTCTCATGTTTTCCTTATGACTGGCCCAGCTGGCTGCGGAAAGACAACTATTGCTAGGATTATGGCAAAAGAGGTTGGCGCAGGAGAGCTTTCAATTCACGAGATAAATTCAGCTGAAAATCGTGGTATTGAGACCGCAAGAGAAGTGCAGGAACAGATGAGATATAATCCGGGCGATGGTGATGCACTCGTTTGGATTTTTGACGAATGTCATCAGTGGCTTGCTCCAGTTCAGAACGCTTTTCTGAAGGCTTTTGAAGATACTCCTGAAAGTGTGTATTTTTTTCTCTGTACCACTGACCCGCAGAAACTCATTGCACCTTTGAAATCAAGATGTTCGATAATAAATGTTTCACCACTCTCAGACGATGAAATGAAATATCTTCTCAAAAGAACAGCGAGGGCTGAGGGGATAAAGCTGAGTGGTGAGGTTTATGACAAGATTATTGAGATGGCTCAGGGCGGAAGTCGAAGGGCTTTGAAACTTCTTGCAAAAGTTCTTTACTTAGATAACGATGAAGAAAGATTTTCTGTGCTTAAATCAGAGAATGTTTCAGAGAGCGAGGAAACTATTGAACTTTGCCGTGCTTTGCTGAAAAAGGGTAATTCATTCTCAAATTTAGCCGGAATCTTGAAGAAAGTAGACACATCAGATTCAGAGAAGGTAAGACAGGCTGTAATGGGATATATGAATTCAGTGTTGCTTAATGGAAAAGACTTACCTGAAGCCGTTGCGGCAATTCAAGCATTTAGCTCAGCCGATACTTATAGGAACGGAAAATTTGCACTCACAGTGGCTTTGCTGGACACCCTAGACCTTTTGAATAATTAAGGTAATAAAAATTCATTTTATGAATCTTATAATATATTAGACTTTAATTTTCATAAGGAGTGCGGATGAAAAAATCTGAGGTACTAGCAAAAGAGAAAGACGAAGAGGAATTTGATTTTGATAAAGATTTGTCAATAAGCAAATTCCGATTGGATGAAGAATGTTTGAGTCACTCTTCAATTTATTTCAGATATGCTGAAGCTCAGGCTAAAGCAAAAACAAAAGCAGCCAAGGCTAAAGACAATTTGGAATTGGTTAAGGCTGAAAGATATGACGAGATAAAATCTGAATTTGAAAAGAAAGGCATAAAAACAACTATCCCTATGATGGATAAAGCTGTTCTTTCAGATTCAGAAGTAATTGAAGCTACAAACAAACTTCGCAAGGCTGAAGATATTTTTGCGAAGCTCTCTGTTGCCGTATCGGCTTTTGAGCACAGAAAGTCTGAGCTGGATAACCTTGTTAAACTTTATTGCAGTGGATATTTCTCAATGGCAGGTTCTGGGGATAAAACATCAAAAGATGTTACCGGGCAGACGTCAAGAGAGATTAGAAAAAATTTGAACAAGAAGGGGTCAGAAAATGATTAACAAGAAAAAAGGCGGGCTTGCTAAACGCTATGCGTCAAGCTATGAGAAAAAAGACGGTGTTTCAACATCTAAGGGAGGTGTAATCAATTACCGTAACTACAACGGTGATATAACGTTCTTCAATCCGGCTGAGGGAAAACACAGAATCAACATTGTACCTTACATCATCAAGAGTAAGAATCATCCGCTTGTTAAGAAAGGTGAGGCAGAAATTGGTGAAATGGACTATGTTCTTGACTTCTATGTTCACCGTGGGGTTGGCCCAGCTGAGAAATCAATTCTTTGTCTTAAAAATACTTTTGGGAAGCCTTGTCCGATTTGTGAACATTCAGCAAGTTTGCGGAAAGCCGGGAAGGAAAAAGAAGCAAATGCTTTGAAACCTTCTCACCGAGTTGTCTATAACATTGAGGATTTGAAAGAGCCTGGGAAAATTAAGGTGTTTGAAACATCTCATTATCTCTTTGAGAAAGAGCTTATTGAGGAAGCCAGGGATGATGAGAATGGTGGATTTGTCGATTTTGCTGACCCAGAGGAAGGAAAAGAAATCAAATTCCGTGCAAGCAAGGCAACAAAGAATAAGATTGAGTTTACTGAGTTCAAGTCTTTCTCTTTTGAAGACCGTGATGAGGAATTGGACAGCGATTTGGTTGAATCGGCAATTAGCTTTGATGAGCTTCTGAATGTTCCGACTTACGAGGAAGTTGAAAAAGTTCTTTATGGCGATGATGATTCTGAGGATGAAGACGATGAAGAAAAACCTTCAAAGAAATCAAAGCCTAAAGACGATGAAGATGATGAGGATGAAGACGATGATGAAAAGCCTTCTAAGAAATCTGAGCCTGAAGATGATGACGAGGATGAGGATAATGAAGAGGAAGAAGAAAAGCCTGCAAAGAAATCCTCAAAAAAGTCAGACGATGAAGACGATGATGAAAAGCCTTCTAAGAAATCTGAGCCTGAAGATGATGACAAGGATGAAGAGCAAGAAAAGCCTGCAAAGAAATCAAAGTGCGATTCTTGCCCATTTGGTCATAAGTTCGGGAAAGATTGCGATGAGTTTGGAGATTGCGATGATTGCGACATTTGGGACAAGTGCGTGAAAGCAAGCGATTAAAACGATTTATTTTCCCGGCTAATATCTAGCCGGGAAATCTCATTGAGGGGTTAAAATGAAATTCAATCAAGTAATGAAACGATGCGAAGAAAAAGGAATTAAGATAACAAAACAGGGATTGTATGTTGCGGGATTGAAAAATGGATTCATTGAGAGAGATATTGACCATATCAATATTTTTCATAAGGAAAAATTTGAAAAGTGGGCTGAGAAAAAACTTGAAAAAATTCCGGGCGAATATAAATCATTTTCTGATTGCGCAAAAGAATTGAATAAACCTTTGTCAACAATCTATCATTTGGTAAAAAAAGGAAATTTGGAAGTTAAAAATTTTGGAACAAGTGGGGTGAAATGTGTCAACTTTGAAGAACTTAAAAAATATATCAGATTCTGTGAGTATGGTAGTGAGGAAGAATATGGAAACTAATGAAAAAAAGATTATTTACTTTGAAAGCGGTTGCAGACTTCTTGACCTTGTTATTGGTGGAAAGAAAGGTGTTTTTGGAGTTCCGGCTGGAAAGTTTATCAATATTGTAGGCGATAAATCAGCTGGAAAGACCTTTTTGAGCAATGAGTTTATAGCCTGGGCTCACTATAACTTTGGAGAGAAATTCAAGTGGGTTTACGATGATTGCGAATCAGGCTATAGCTTTGACACTGAGTCAATGTATGGCTTTGAGATTATGCCTATGTCTTTGACTGACCGTATTCATTCTGAGAATGTTGAGGACGCTTTCTGCAATATCGCTAATTTTGCCAAGGGATTAAGAAAAAGCGAGTTTGGAATTTATGTATTGGATTCTTTGGACGGCTTGACCTCATATGAGCAGGATGAGAGGGCTGAGGAACGGCTGAAGAAATTTGATGAGGGAAAGAAACTTGAAAAAGGAACAATGGGAATGGGAAAACAGAAATATTTGTCTCAAGAGTTTTTTCCTCAGCTTTGCTCAGCAATTGAGAAAAAGAATGTACTTGTAATTATTATTTCTCAAATCCGTGAGAATGTTGACCCATATAGTTTTGAGAAATTTAACCGTTCAGGCGGTAAGGCTATGGACTTCTATGCTCATAGCGTAATTTGGCTTGCTGGAGCTAAGAAGATTCTGAGGAAAGAAACGCCAGTTGGAAATGTAGTTAAGGCTAAGACAACGAAAAGCAAGACACCAAGACCATTCCGGGAATGTTTTTTCAATTTCCTTTATGACTATGGCTTGGATGATATTGGAACAAATGTGGATTATCTCTTTGACCTGCGTACAGAGAAGGGCGAGTTGAATACAAAGGCTAAGGCGGTACAATGGGAAGGTGGTGAGTTGTCTTTAGAGGATTTGAAGAAATTTATTGAAGACAACGACTATTCAGAGAAATATGAAAATTCAAAGTATTTTGACGGAAAATATGACAAAGATTCTATCTTTGATTTCATTCAGTCCAAAAAGGAATACCGGGAAAAATACAAGGAAAGCTTTGGGGAGACAATGAGCCGGGATGAGCTTGTTGAATATATTGAAGAAAATGAGCTTGAAGAGGAACTGAGACAGCGTGTTGTTGATAAGTGGGAAGCCTTTGAAGATAGTATCAAATCTAACCGAAAAAAGAAGTATTATTCAAAACAGCCGGAGAGTGAGGAATGAAATATTGCAGATATTGTTCAGCTGAATTGATTTTGGTAAATGGTAAATTCTTGTATTGTCCATGGTGCGATAAAATAAGAGGTGAGCTGAAATGAAAGAAATGCTATTCACTAAAGATGAATCAAAATTCATTAGGGACAGTCTTCAAAATGAAATAGATTCATTGAAAATGGGCTTTTTTGGTCAGGATATGAAGCTGACTAAACAAAGAACTAAAAAAGAAAAGGAATGTCAAAGGCTCATAAAAAAATTTGAGAATGCTGAGAAGAAAATAAAAGTAAGTTCAGCAAAAGGAAAAGGGAGAGGGCTTCAGTATTGGGTTTGCGACCGTATTGCAAAAATATTTGGAATAGAGTTTGTTCAGTCAGATGATACTTGTTTAGTTCATTCTAGAGAAATGGGGCAGCATGGGACTGATATATGTTTACGCGGAGAACTTTATAAAAAATTCCCATTTGACATTGAATGTAAAAGCTGTGAATCTTTATCAGTTCCAGACTGGGTAAGACAGGCAAGAACTAATAAAAAAGAAAACAGAGATTGGCTTGTAGTTTTCAAAAAACAGACCATTGGTCACGAGCCTTTAATTATTATGGAATGGGAAACATTTGAAAAAATATTTTTAGCCGGAAGAAAAGAAAAAGATGATTGAATCTTATAATAATAGTATGAAGTACGAAGATTTTATTGAGAATAAATTAAGAGTTGAACAAAAGAATAAAATAATAGTTCAGAATGATGAACTAAACGATATTCTTTTTGATTATCAGAAAGACTTAATTAAATGGTCTTTGAAGATTGGAAAATCAGCTATATTTGCTGATACTGGTTTGGGAAAGACTTTTATACAATTGGAATGGGCTAGAATTGTTTTTGAGAAAACTAAAAAGCCGATTTTGATTGTGGCACCCTTGGCGGTAGTGTTTCAGACAATCGATGAATCTAAAAAATTAAATATAGTTTTGAAATATGTTAAAACTCAATCTGAGTGTTTTAGCGGCATAAACATTACAAACTATGAAAGAATTGAAAATTTTAATTCTGAATATTTTTCAGGGATAGTTCTTGATGAAAGCTCCATTCTTAAATCTTTCACTGGTGCTACTAAAAAATTGATAATTGATAGTTTTAGGGATTTGGAATTCAAATTGGCTTGCTCCGCTACACCAGCTCCGAATGATTATATGGAGCTTGGAAATCATTCAGAATTCCTAAATGTTATGAATCTTACAGAAATGCTCTCAATGTTTTTTGTTCATGATGGTGGAGACACTTCTCATTGGAGATTAAAAGGTCATGCTGTAGAGAGATTTTGGGAATGGGTTAGCTCTTGGTCAGCCATCGTTAAAAATCCATCGGATTTAGGATATGATGGAACTAAACACATTTTGCCGGAATTAAAAGAAAATGATGTTATAGTTAATTCAGATTATGTAATAGATGAAAATGCTTTATTTGATTTGCCTGCTGAAACTTTGGATGACAGAAGAACTTTTCAAAAGAATAGTTTGGATGACAGAATAAATAAAGTTTGTGAAATTGTTTCTAAAAATAAAGACGATTGCTGGGTTATTTGGTGCAATTATAATGATGAAGCGGATAAACTTCATAAATTGATAAAAAATTCTGTAAATGTGCAGGGTTCTGATAGCCCGGAACAAAAAGCAAAGAATCTCCAATTGTTCGGAAAAGGTGAAATAAAAGTTTTAATTACTAAGCCAAAAATAGCTAGTTTTGGATTAAACTGGCAGAATTGTCACAATGTAATATTCGCATCATTGTCAGATAGTTATGAGCAATATTATCAAGCTGTGAGAAGATGTTATAGATTCGGTCAGAAATATCCAGTAAATGTTTATAGAGTAATTTCTGATGGAGAAATTAAAATTCTTGATAACATCAAACGAAAGAACGATGATTTTCAGTATATGCAAAGAAAAATGAGCGTATATACAAAGAAATATGTTCGGGAAAACCTTAAAGTTGAATTCAAAGAGTTGGATAAATCATATAATCCGACTGTTGAAGTAATAATTCCAAATTGGTTAGTTTCAGAGGAGTAGAAAAATGAAATGTTTGAATCAGGTAATTAAAGAGCGGTATTCGATTTACAATGGCGACAGTTGCGAAATAATGAATTCTATTCCAGACAATAGCATTCATTATTCTATTTTTAGTCCGCCTTTTGCTGACTTGTATGTTTACAGTAATTCGGAAAGAGATATGGGAAATTGTAAAAGCAAAAGCGAATTCTATGAGCATTTCAAATTTATTGTGAAAGAACTTTATAGAATAATGATGAATGGTAGATTGGTGAGTTTCCATTGCATGAATTTACCAACTAGCAAACAGAAAGACGGTTTTATTGGTATTACTGATTTTAGAGGTGAACTCATAAAACTTTTTCAGGATTGTGGTTTTATTTATCATTCAGAAGTTTGTATCTGGAAAGACCCTGTAATTGCTATGCAAAGAACAAAAGCGTTAGGGTTATTGCATAAACAGATAAAGAAAGATTCAGCGATGTGCAGGCAGGGAATTCCCGATTATTTGGTTACAATGCGAAAGCCCGGCGATAATCCTGAAAGAGTGGAACACACAAACGAGAGTTTTCCAGTTCAGATTTGGCAGAATTATGCTTCACCAGTTTGGATGGACATAAATCCATCGGACACTTTGCAGAGAACATCGGCTAGGGATGAAAAAGATGAGAAGCATATTTGTCCGCTTCAATTAGATGTTATTCGCCGGGGAATAAATCTTTGGACTAATGAAAATGATATTGTGTTTACACCATTCATGGGAATTGGTTCAGAAATTTATCAAGCGTTGAAAATGAATAGGCGAGGAATCGGTATTGAACTTAAAGAAAGTTATTATAAACAAGCCGTAAAGAATTGTGAAAACGCTGAAATTGATGATTCTTTAATTAAGATTTATTGATTCTTATAATATTTAAGAGGATTTGGAAAAATGATTAAATCTTTAACGATAAAGAACATTCAGAGTCATAAGGATTCACGGCTTGAATTTTCACCCGGAATAAATGCGCTTGTTGGAACATCTAATAATGGAAAATCTGCAATATTGCGTTCATTATATTGGGCTGTAAATAACAGACCTTTAGGAACAGAAATATTGCTTTCAAATTGGGCATATGATTCTAAGGGGAAACAGAAAGACGAAATGTCTGTAACCGTTGAAAAGGAAAATTCAACGTTGACTCGAAGAAAAACAAAGACTGAGAATGAGTATATTGTTAATGGTGAGGTGTTGGAAGCCGTAAAGACAGATGTTCCAGAGCAGGTGAAATCTTTTTTTGCTTTGTCTGAAACTAATATGCAGAAACAGCAGGATGCTCCATTCTTGTTGTCGCTTAGTTCCGGGAAGATAGCTGAATATTTTAACAGAATTGTTAGGCTTGATATAATTGACCGTGTTCTTTCAAACGCTGAGAGTTCAAGGAGAAAGATGAAGAATCAGCTTGAGACTTCTGAGGAAAATGAAAAGAAGTTCGAGAAAGAATTGGAAGGCTATTCTTGGATTGATGATGCAGGAAAACTTATTGAAAGATACAAGGTTGCGGATTCAAAAAGCAATGAGATTTATTCAGAGAAATTGAGACTTGAAGAAAGCGTAAAGAAATTTCATGTTGCTGATGAATTGAAGTTCCCGGATTTTAAGAGGGAAACGAAATTGATTTCAGACATTGAAGGTATTGATGAAGCTAATCATGAATTGAATATTGAGATGGGACAGCTGGAAGGCTCAATTTTGAAATTTAAGGAATCCTCAGAAAAATCCTTTGACTTCTCAAAAGAGAAGAAGATGATTGAGGCTATTGAAAAAATAAGCCTAGACCGAAGCGAGATTGAAAAACTTGAAGAGGATATTAAAAAATTTAAGGAATCAGAAAATAAAATAAAAGGTTGCGAACAAAACATAGAATATCTGAAAAAACAACTCCCATCAGTTTGTCCGTTATGCGGGGCAAAGATGAAAGACGGCATTTGCGTAAAGGAGAATTAAAATGGATGATGAGACTTTAGCTGAAGTAATTAAAGATAGCGGATATTATGAGCTCAGGGATGTTAATTTGGATGACCTTCCGAGCGAGAAAAGAACTGTTGTGATTTTAGTTACATCGTTGCTTGCATTGAGACCTGATTTGGAAGAAGAAAATCCAGATGTAGTTTTTGTTATGAGGCGGTTGCTTGAAAATGGTGGTTATTCTTTTGATTTACCGAAAAAGAATTTGAGCGAGTTATTGAAAAGACCGCCTTTTGATGATTCAAATATTTGTAGTTATTCTTTGAAAGATGAAAAAATTTTGAAAGTTCTTTATAAGGGAACAGGGACAAAGTGGGAGCTGGTGAAATGAAATTTGTAGTTACGGCTGATTGGCACCTAAGAGCTACCAAGCCAAGGTGCAGAATGGATGAAGATTGGTATAAGACTCAGGAAAATGCCTTGGAACAAATCCGGGAATTTGCTAATGAAAAAAGATGTCCTGTTTTTGTTGTTGGGGACATTTTCCATTCTATTGGTGATACAAGTTTTTACTGCATTCAGATGGTTCAGAAGATGGCAAGAAGGACAAGAGAGGGGTTGTACATTCTAGCCGGGAATCATGATTTGCCATATCACAGCACTGAGAACATAGAGAAGTCTGCTGTTGGAATTCTCATTCGTTCAAATAAAATAAAAAAGATTAAGGACTATTTTGTTGAGAACGATTTTGAAGATTTTAGTGCAGGAAATTTTGACGAAGAAACAGAGGATGCTGAGATAATTTTCAAGCATGTTCTTTGTTTCCCGGATATGAAAAGCCTTCCACCAAATGTAGACGCAATGACGGCTAAGGACTTACTTGAAGAATATCCAAAGTCAAAATGGATTTTCACCGGGGATATGCACAAGAATTTCCATTATGAAAAAAATGGAAGACATGTTGTAAATCCGGGTTGCTTGCTGAGACAGGCGGTTGATTTCAAGGATTATCATACGGGATTTTATTTTGTCGATACTGAAAAAAACATCGTTGAGTTCAATCTTATAATAGATTCAGAGGCATTTGTTGACGATTCATATATTCTTAGGGAAAAGGAAAAAGAAGAAAGAATTGAGGCATTTGCCAATAAGATTGGTGAGGTTGAGAATGTTTCTTTGGACTATTCTGAAAATGTAAAGAAAACAATTCTTGAATCAGAATTATCGTGCGAGCTAATTGAGACAATTGAGGAACTTATGGGAGTTTAGATATGCGGATTTTGAAAAGATATTATAAAAAAATTTACAAATATACAGATAAACTTCTCAAGAAAGTTTTCGGCATGAATGCTATAGATTCAATGAAAAAAACTTATGAGCTGAAAAAAAGTATTGAGAAAAAAATAAAGAAGCCTATTGATGAGATAACAACTGACGATTTAATCAAAAATAAACTTTCAGCAGATTATTGCGAATATAGGACTTTGAATGAAATTTTGGGTGTTCTTTCCGGGGCATCTTTTTTGAATATTTTCCGTGAAGAGGAGCTAAAGGAGATTGAAAATGAAAACAAATGAATTTGAAAACATTAAGGATTTGATTCAGCGAGCTGAAGTGGAGAAAGCAAAGTCTCAGGGCGTAAAGGAAAGCATAAAGGCTGAATGGAAAAAGAAATATGGATTTGAGACTATCGAAGAAGCTGAGGGAAAGCTGTCTGAGCTAGAATCTGAATATAATAAGAACGAGAAGAAAAAAGAGAAGTATTTGAATGAACTGTCTGAATCTCAGGATTGGGAAAAGATTGAAGAAGATTTAGAGGGATAATTTATGAATTTTGAGAAAATTGAACGGCTTTTTAATCAGTCTAAGGGAGTAAGAAGTCAGATTCAGAAACAACTTCAAGAGACTAAGGAGCTGAAAAAATTCTCTGAGAAAAAACTAAGGCTAATTGAAGAAGCACAGATATTTCTTCAGAAAGTTGCTAAGAATACGCAGGAAAAGTTGAAATTTCAGATTGAGGATATTGTGAATTTGGCTTTGGAAAGTGTGTTTCCGAATGAGTATTTGTTTCAGATGAATTTTAATGTTAGCCGGGGAAAGACTGAAGCTGAGCTTGTTTTTCAAGATAAAAGGACTGGGCAGACAATTGACCCTATGGAAGCGAGTGGTGGCGGCGTAGTAGATTTGACCTGCTTTGCTTTGAGAATATCGGCTTTTGCCTTGGAGAGCGGAACAGATAATTTGATTATCTTGGATGAGCCGTTCAAGTTCATTAGCCGGGATTTGCAGGAGAGGGCTGGGGAAATCCTAAAGAAACTTTCTGAGAAGATGAAGTTGCAGGTAATAATGGTGACTCACATTCCCGAATTTATTGAAGTCGCCGATAAGGTTTTTGAGGTTAGGAAAAATGAAAATGGTGTTTCTAGGATAATTGAAAGATAAATCCACCCATAGCGATAAAAATCAGTGGTTTATAGCGTTGAAAATGAATAAATCGATAAATTAGTCAAACAAATCAAAAGACCCACTAAATTTCAAGGATTTTGGTGGGTCAATTTTTTATAAAATTTTTTAATTTTTTCTAAAAACCTATTTACTTTTTTTATAATATAGTTTATTATTATAAACGTGGGGATGAGAAAGCCCTACAAGGAGTAAACTATGACAAAGTCGGAAATCTTAAACGGAAAGACAAGGAAAGAACTTGCAGCGATGATTGGTATTGCTTATATGAACCAGTTTAACAAAGACCGGGAAGCTGGAAAGCGTGTAATGAAAGGTTGGTTAAAAGGTTCTGGAATGGTAAAGGCAGCAACAAAACCAGAAATGATTAAGAAGGTTCTTGCTGATGAATCTAAAGGATTCATTAAGATTGCATAAAACATTCCGCCTGCCAGTGCGGTAATACTGGCAAAGGAGTAAACTATGAAAGATATTAAGTTTGAAAACTACAAGAAGATGATTGACAAAAAGGCTTGGGAAGTCTCAAAGAAAACAGGTGTTGATTTCGAGGAGCTGAGGGCTCAGGGTGCGTTTATTTACTGCTATGTTCTAAACCGTTATGACCCTTCAAAATCAAGTTTTTCAACAATCCTTTATCTGTCGTTGAATAGGCTTTATGAATACAGCTATTATTTCCGGGATAGGAATCGAGACAAGACATTGAGCGAGACTGTTGAGAAGTCTATAGAATCTTTGGAAATATCCCCATCAATTAAGGATTTGCTTGCTTTGGCTAAGGAAAAACTTGAGGGTGATTCTTATAGGCTTATTGAATGGCTTGTAAATCGGACTTGGGAATTTCAGGGAAGGATTAAGCCGTGCATTGCAATGGTCATGAGACAATTTGGCTGGGATAGGGAATATTCCAAGGTGGTTTGGGAAAAGTGCAGGGTTTTTTGGAACGAATCCGGCTGGGCTTTATATTGTTAAGGGGGGGGGGATAAATATGGCAAGCGAAAAGAAAAGAACTTCAAAATAGCTTAAAATTGTTATTAAAAATATGTTTAATTCAATTATGAGAATGATTCCAAAGGAGGAGAAGGATGAAGATAACTAATCTAAAGAGATTTGAGAAAATCGTCAAAACGCTTGCGAAATTTGACAAGTGGAATAAAAAGAATCCGAGAAGACCCTTCAACGGCATAATTTATTTCAGCGAGGGGAAGTTGTATGTAACGCAAGGTCAGGTCATGGGGATAATTGATGTTTCGGACTGCGTTGATTTTTCGGAAGGGGAAGAGTTTGTTTTCCCCAGTGACATGACCGCAAAGAAAAGCATTGGAAAGGACATTGAGGGGAAGCTGGTTGTTGACGGCAAGCGTGTTGACTGTGAGCAGATTGACGCAAGATTTTATAAAAGGGTTATCCCCAAGGATGACCCTACGGCTGAACTGAGCCTTGACTTTTCCAAATATGGGAATCTTGACGTTGGATATAATAAGAGCTTGGCGTTTGCTGAGATAAACAGTGATAGTGTGGTTTTGAATTATAAAGATGATGCTGGTACTGTGTGTACTATTGAGGACTGTTTTTCAGATTCAGATTGCTTGCTTGATTTTGGTGATTTTCAGTCCGTGAGGTTTTTATTACAGTGGATTTTTCAGATTTTGAAGATTTCCAAGAAAATTGTGGTGAAACAATATGAAAAAAGCGATTCAGCACACAAAATAATCGCGGGTGACTATGAGTTTTTGATTATGCCTTGGAATGTTGAAGCCGTTTGAAGAAATTGACAAGCTCATCCACAATGAAAAATCTGAAAAATTTATATTTTTATTAAAAAGTTTTACAAGAATTAAATAGATTGTATAATGTAATTACAAAGTTTACTCCTTTTTGCTCTCTAGTTGAGTGTCACTTGACTGGAGGGTATTTTTTTTGAAAAATTTTGTTTTATAATCCCTTATAATATTATAAGGGATTTTTATTTATGGTTATTTTTGATGGCGAAAGACTGGTTGTTTCGTTGACCAGGGGAAAGAATTACAAAGCAGTTTTGGAACTCGGAAAAGAAAGTAAGGGCTTTGAATATTTTCCTGACATTAATTCAGTTGCTTTATCCCCAACAAAAAATATTGCTAGGGCTTTGTTTGAATTGGGTTATCCGTTTGATGAATCCGCAAAGATTTTTCTTCAGAGAAAGCCGGAGATTGATTTCAAGTCGGTGGACAAGAAATTTGAGCTAAGACCTTTTCAGAAGGAAGGTGTAAAAATTATGCTCAATTCAAATACAAATATTCTGTTAGCCGATGAAATGGGATTAGGTAAAACACCTCAGGCTTCAAGCTATCTAAGGTGGGGAAAAGATACATGGCCAGCTTTGATTGTATCTCCCGCAACTCTCAAAGAGAACTGGCGAAAAGAAATAAAACGGTGGGCAGGTCAGGATGCCTACATAATAGATGGAAAGAAAGTTGAGAATTTTTCCAAAGAATTTCTGCTCAAATATCCGGCTATAATAATCAATTATGATATTCTAGGTGAAGAAGATAAAAAGGCAAAGGCTGAGGAAATGGAAGCCCGGAAACGAGCGAGGGAAATGAAATATCCAAGGCGGAATAAAACAATAAAAGTTAATGGATGGTGCGATGAATTATCAAAGCTAAATTTTAAGACTATTATTGCGGATGAGGTTCAGTATATTTCTGGGGTTGAGACTATAAGAAGCAGGGCGTTGACTCAGATTTCATTTGCCTTACCTGACGCAAAGAAGATATTCATTTCAGGTACACCGTATGAGACAAAGACACTTCAATTTTATCCGGCTTTACACATTCTTGATACAGATAATTTCAAGAACGAATATAAATTCAAGATGAGATTTTGCAACCCAGTAAAGACCTATTGGGGCTGGAAATTTGAGGGGTTAAGTAACGCAAAGGAGCTTCACGAGATAATAAGCAAGTTTATGATTAGACGGTTAAAGAAAGATGTGTTGAAAGACCTTCCGCCGAAAATCCGTTCAGTTATCCCGATGAAGATAAAACCGACCGAAAGAAAGATATATGATGACGCAGACCGGGAATTGGAGCTTGCCATTATCAATAAAGAGAAAAACGCACTATCAAAGCTAGAAGCATTAAAACAGGCTTCATTTAAGGCTAAGGTGAATTCAATGCTCAGTTGGATTAAGGAATATTTGGAGATAAATGAAAAATTGGTTGTTTTCATTTGGCATAGGGAAAGTTGCGAAATATTGGAAAAAGAATTCAAGGGAAAATGCGTTTCAGTAACCGGGGATACGCCGACAAAAAAGAGGGATGAATTGAAGGAAAGATTTCAAAATGACTCTAAGATAAAGCTGTTTATTGGACAGATAAAATCAGCCGGGGTTGGTTTGACGCTTACATCTTCAAAGGCTGTTGTGTTCCTAGAATTTGGAAGCACCGCACCGGGAATGTCTCAGGCTGAAGATAGAATTCATAGAATTGGACAAAAGTCTGATTCCGTATTAGCTTATTATCTTATTTTGGAAAACAGTATTGATGAACAAATAATGAAAATTTTAAATAAGCGTAATGAAGATTTGAAAACTGTAATGGATGGAAAAAGCGAAAAGTTGTTTGAATCTGAAGAAAAAGAATTTTCTGAATTGATACTTAATGAATATAAATGCAAAAAGGGGTTGAAGTAATATGTATTATATTTATGAAATTAAAAATCTTATAATAATTTTAGTGAGGATAAAAAATGGACGATTTTGATTTTTTTATGGATGAGCAGGTTGAAGAAAAAGAGGAATTTCCAAACCTTCCCAAAGAGTTGCAGGGCATAGACCTAAACCCGGATGAAAGCGAGAAATTGAAAAATGACTTTCCAACATTAAAACAATACATTACAATTTCATTCCTGGAAAGTCAGACAAAGGAACTTGCTGAAATTCTTGGAGTTCCGTTGCTTGACCCGAAAAAGAAAAACACATATTCATTTGAAGAGATTAAAGGAGCAAAAGAAAATGGATTACTATAGTTCACCACGATGGACGGCGGAAATTGCAGACTGTTCTATGCCTATGACTATGGACACTTATTCAAACTGTAGCTTTAAGTGCATTTATTGTTTTAGCCAGTTCCAGCGAGGGATTGGGGAAGGAAAAGAAGCATATTTGAATAATGAAGTCAAATGGGTTAATCCTGAAGCCTTTAAGAAAATTTGGGAACACCCGGAGACATCTCAGTTTGGGGAATATGTAAAAGGAAAGCGGACAATGCAGTGGGGTGGACTTTCTGACCAGTTCGACAATAATGAACGGAAATATGGGAAAACTCTTGAACTGCTTAGATGGTTGAGAAAGAATTACCCTGACCAGCAGATTAGCTTTTCAACTAAGGGAACATGGTGGCTTGATGACATTAGATATACAGAGTTGTTCAAGGATAACCCAAATTGGAACTGTAAATTTTCAATTATTACTCTTGAAGCCGAGAAAGCAAAGATTGTTGAAGCCGGAGTTGATAGCCCACAGAAAAGGCTTGACGCTATTGAGAAATTTGCGAAGCTCAATGCAGGTGGTGCAACTTTAAGGCTGAGACCTTTCATTATTGGAATCTCAACACCAACATATCTGGACTTAATCCGGGAAGCCCGAAACCGGGGAGCGACAGCAATGAGCACAGAGTTTTTCTGTGTAGAAAGACGGTCAAATGTTCTGAAAGAAAGGTTTCATTATATCAATGAACTTTGCGGATTTGATTTGTATAAGTTCTATGAAAAATATTCAGTTCAGCATGGTTATATGAGACTGAACAGAAAGATTAAAGAGCCGTTTGTAAAAAACATGAAACAAGTCTGCGATGAGATTGGAATGCGTTTCTATGTATCTGACGCTCATTTCAAAGAGTGCTGTTGTAACGGTAGTTGTTGCGGACTTCCACCAACCTTTAATTATTCAAGAGGACAATGGTGCGAAGCTCTTATGATTGCGAAGAAAAATGGAACAGTTAGATATTCTGAAGTCAGAGAAGACATTGATAAATATTTAGCCGGATTCCAAAAGCAGAAAGCCAATGGATTCAATAAAGGCGGTGCTTCAGTAAGAGCTAAATTTCAAGGAATGTCTATGGCTGATTATATGCGTTGGCTTTGGAATAATCCGGATAATGGTCAGTCACCTTACACTCTGTTTGAGGGTGTTTTGTATCCAAAGGGAAAAGATGAAAATGGTGATTTGATTTATGAATATCAGGAAAATCGAACTTTCATTCCAGTTTCCGGCTGTAGCGGTTGCGGTCATAATCATTAATTGGAAGGGGTAATATATGAAATTTGAAAATAAACCTAATTCAGTACAAATTGAATTAGTTCATGGTTGCAATAGACGATGTTCATATTGTGGAACTATGGGTTTCAAAAGAGAATTTATTTTTATAAAAGAAGAAACTTTGAAAGAAATTTGTAGATTGATAAAAAATTCAAATTTTAATCCTAGAATAATTTTGGGTGGAGCTGGTGAGCCAACTCTTCACCCGGAATTATTAAAGATGTTGGAAATAATCAGAACTGAATTGCCTAATTTACAAATTCAATTGATAAATAACGGTTTTTGGATAAATAAAAATGGATATTCTTTTATAAAAGAATTGTTAAATTTTGTAAACGATGTAGCCATAGATGATTATGATTCAAACATAAACAAAGAGGAATTGAAAAAATTTATTTTAGAATTTGAAAAGGAGAAAAATGAAAAAGTAAAATTTGAAACTCTTGAAAGTGGAGTTTCATTTTATGCTGAAAAAAATCCGAAGAAAAAAAGGGTATTAATAATCCCAGCTATAAATGAAACGCAGGATTTGAAATCAAGAAAATTTTCAAATCATTGCGGGGCAGGTTTACCTCACTCAAAAAAGTATAATAATAAAATTTGTACAATGATTTTCCGGGATATGATATTCAGATGTGATGGCAATATTCCAATTTGTTGTGATGATTTCAGAGGTGAATATTTGGTTTGTAATATTCTTAAAGAAAAATTTGAAAAACTTGAAGATGTTTGGAATGCACCAAGATTAGTTTCAGCAAGAAAAATCTTAAAATATAAGGGAAGGAAATATATTCACCCTTGCGATGTTTGTACCTCGCAAAATATCCGGGAAGGATTTTTGCCTGAAATTTCTGAACCTACAGAAAAAGATTTTGAAATTGTTAGACAAAAAAATGAACCAATTTATGAAATTGTAAAACGTGATTGGGAATTACAAGAAGAAGATAATGGAGCATTATTTGATTTTGAGGAGTAGAAATATGGATGAATTATTTGATTTTGAAGAAGTTATTGAAATTGAAAAATTTGAAGATTGGGTAAAAACTAATTTTAAACAGGCTGATTATAGAATAGCTATTGCTACATATAAAAGACATGAATGTTTGAAAAATAAAACTTTGAAAATCTTGAAAGAGAAAGGAATTGACTATAAAAGAATTGATGTGTTTGTCGCAAATGAAGAAGAAAAGAAGATTTATGAAAAAACTTTGGAGCCGGGAACTTATTCAAAAATAATTGTGGGAATTTTAGGTGTTTGCAATATCCGAAATTTTATTCAAAATTATTATCCTGAAGGGCAATTTGTAGTAAGTCTTGATGACGATGTTTATAAAATTCAAAAATATGTTGATGAAAAAACTTTAGTTGATTTGACTAATTTGAATGAATTTATTTGTTATGCTTTTTATGTTGCAGAAAAATTGAAAGTTCATTTTTGGGGCGTTTATGGAGTCAGTAACCCTTATTTCATGGATAATTCAATTGCTATGGGGTTGCGATATTTGGAAGGTTCATTTTTTGGAACAATAAATACGTTAGATAAAAGAATGAATTTGACAAATAATTATAAAGAGGATTTTGAAAGAAGCATCAGAGCTTATTTGCTTGACGGAAATGTAGCAAGATTTGATTTTGTAACATTTGAATCTAATTTTTGGACTGAACCCGGCGGATTACAATATGATGGAAATAGAACTTCAGAAAACGAAAGAAAGGATGCCGAATATTTGATAAATTTATTTCCTCAGGTTTGTAAACAAAATACTGCGAAAAAAGATAGATTTGAAGTGAAATTGGTAGAACAAAGGCCTGAATATAAAGCTAGTTCAAAAAAGCGAATTACTTGGAGTGATTAAAATGAATATAAAGAAAGTTGTTTTTGTAGGGGCTCACCCGGATGATATAGAACTTTCCTGCGCCGGATTGATTAGAAATCTTAGAGGAAAGGGTGTTGAGATTTTTTGTATAATTGGCTCTTGGGGGAATTACGGTGGAAATGTAGAACAGAGAATTGTGGAACAAGACAAATCTTTTACAGCACTTGGTATTAAAAGACACGAAAATTTGAATTGGCAAGACACTAAAATTTCAATCGATGGAGAAAATATAAAAACAATAGAGGAAATAATTTCAAGAGAAAACCCGGATTTGATTTTCACTCATTATCCGGAAGACACCCACCAAGACCATAGAAACATAGCGGAAATGGTAAAGTCAATTTGCTATCGGAAAAATAAAAACCTTATTTATTTTGATAGCAATAGCTCTCTGAAATTTTCTCCGAATTATTATGAAAAAATAAATTGGGAAGAAAAGAAATCAATTTTGGAAATATTTCAGAGTCAGACCTCACGTTCAAAAATTATTGAAAGAGCTGAAATGAAAGCTAGAAATCATGGAATGTTTTCAGAAACAAATTTTTCTGAAGGATATTATATTGAAAGGATGGTAAATTTATGAATGAAAAAAAACTTTGCTATGCGTTGGTTTATACCGGAAGCAATGAAAAAATTTTGGCTAGGACAATTTTATTTTGGGAGCTTTTACGAAAAGTTACAAAAAAAAGATATTTGGGTCATAACTGACACAAAAGACAATCTTGAAAAATTGAAAAAATTCACTAACGAAAATTTTTGTTATTTACCGGATAATACTGAAAAATATTCATTCAATCGCACAAAAAGATACCCAAATATTTATATGAAATTTTGTATTTACGAACTTAAAAAATTTGGATATACTCATGTGATTTATATGGATAGCGATATGTTTGTTAATTTTGAACTTGCTAAAAAATTGTCAATTATTGAAAAGCATATTGTTACAAATGTTTTTGGGTTTGGTGTGGGAAGATACGACCGAAAAATTATTTGCAAGGAAAATGGGCTTCCAACAATTCACATAGCTGGTTGCATTGTAGCCAATATTGAAAAAGATATTTCTGATATGTTTTTATCTTATGACGGAAAAACACCTTTGCGTTCAGCAGATGAAGATTTAATTGATGAATTTGCGAAAGAACATTTGGATGAATTACAAGACCTTCCAGTTGGTTTAGTTTCACAGAGTGATTTGTTGAGAGATTTTACCGTGTTTTATCATACGGGCGGTTTACTTTGGTATTCAGCTTTAGCTAGTAGAAAAGACAAAACTGATTGGAATAGATACAAAGAACTTTGCGAAATGATAGAACTTGAAAAGTAATTAAAAAACCACGCTAGAACGTTCATAGCATTGCTCTAACGTGGTTTTAATTAATAAATTGATAAATTAGTCAAACAAGCTAAAAGACCCACCAAATTTCAAAGATTTGAGTGGGTTTTTATTTTTAGAAAAAAAATTAAAAAATTATTAAAAACCTCTTTACTTTTTTTATAAGTTAGTTTATAATCAATATTGTAAGGTTAAGAAAAGACCTTGCAAGGAAGGTTTATATGAAATATGTTGTGGAAATGTTAGTGAACGGTGAATGTAGATTGATAAAAATTGAGGAGTAGAAAAAATGAAGAAATATATTTTGGAACAGTTTGTAAAAAAATACGAAGGTAAGCGTGGAATTTGCTGTGGTATAAATTATGTTGATGGCGACCATGATACAATGATGAACGCTAGTTGCTCTCAGATTGTATCTTGGATAAATCAAAAAGGAAAAAAAGTGGCTTTTATAGCTTTCAAATAAATGGTTTTCTAGTTTTCCGATAAAAAAGAGAAATCTTGTTGGTGATTTTCTTATAATTTATATTAAAGGGATAAATATGAATAAAATAGCGGTTGTGGATTTGTCTTGGGTCATGCACCGATACAGACATGCCTATGAGCAATTTTCTTGTATAATTAACGGTGAAAGAATTCCAACTGGGCATATTTATGGTACATATCATTTTGTTAAGGATTTAAGTGAAAACTATAAAAAAGTTATCCTTGCAGTTGATTCTAGCCCAACCTTGAGAAAAGAGATATTACCCACATACAAATCAAACCGACATAAGGAAAGCCCGGATAAATTTCAGAGCTACAATATTCATAACGATTTGAATGATATTCTGATAGTCTGCACCTCATTTGATAATGTTTTCTATGTAAAAGAAGAATGTTTTGAAGCTGATGACATAATTGGAACTTTAATCAAGAAAGCCGATGAAGATTGGGATTTTTATTTTTGCGATAACGACATATTGCAGAACATCGGTGTATATAATCTCTGTGTTTCAGCCGGGAAAGAATTAAAAGTTGGTGAGATTGTCAGCCGGAAAGAATATATTTTGAAGAAATATGAATTGGATTTGGATTATTTGCCGATTCTTTGGAAAGTCATAAAAGGGGATAGTGGTGATTGTATCCCTATAGGCATAGAGCGTTTCCCAACTAAAATCCTCAAGGAACTTTGCAAAGATAAAGTATTTGATAGCAACGATGTTTCTTTTGAGGACTGTATAAAAGTTCTAAAATCTTATAATAACTATACACCAAAAATAAAGGAATCAATCAATAAATTAGGTGATAAAAAGAGCGAGCTATATGAGAAATTAAGGCTGAACTATCTTCTTGTAAAACCTATGTACATTGAGAAGATAAAGAGACGGAAAATGGAAGGCGATATAAAATCAATTTTCAGAAAGTTTAACATAAAAAATATTTAGGGTTAGAAATGAACTTTGAAAAACTATTCCGGGATTATAATGTTAAATATTCTCTGAAAATCAATCGTGGGTGGGTAAACTGTAACTGCCCTTACTGCGATACAAAATCAACATCTTTCAACCTTGGGTTTAATCCGGCTGGAAATTATTATCATTGCTGGAAATCAAAGCATAATTATCCAATAAGACAAGTTTTATCAACCTTGTTAAATGTCTCAGAAAGTTCTATTGATAATATACTTATAGATTATCAGGGAGCAGGTGAAACTTTATCGGAAAAGAAAACTTCAAATGTAAAATATTTGGAACTCCCAACAAACACATTCACTAAGGCTGAAAGAAAGTATCTGAAAAGCCGGGATTTTGACCCGAAATATTTATACAAGAAATATCGTGTTGTAGGTGGTGGGATAGATGGTGATTGGAAATTCCGCATAATTATCCCGGTATATTATCAGGGGCAACTACTATCTTGGACAGGCAGAAGCATTTTATCAAAGGAGAAATTAAAACAATTAGATATACCTAGATACAAGAATCTCAGTATTGAAAAATCAGTAAAGAACATAAAGGAGCTTTTCTTCAATATTGATAATTGTAAATCAGACACAGTAGTTTTAACAGAGGGTGCATTTGATGTTCTCAGGTTTGATGGAAATGCAATATGTAGCATGGGAACGGAACTAACAGAAAGTCAGATAAATCTTTTGGCTAGTAGGTTCAGAAAGATTTTCATATTGTTCGATAATGAGCCGGAAGCACAGAAAAAGGCAAGGAAATTTGGCCTTCAACTTTCCTCAATCGGAATAGAGGTGGAAGTTGTAAATGCTTATGAGGATTTTGGGAAAAATGATATGGGTGAGTGTATCCGGGAAGAAATTGAGATTATCAAGAAAGAATTAGAAATTTTTTAATTTTTTTCTAAAAACCACTTTACTTTTTTTATAATATAGTTTATTATTATAGATGTAGGGAAGAGAAAGCCCTAAAGGAGTAAACTATGGAAAAGAAATGTTGTATTTGTGGAAAAGAATTTATTGGTATTGGTAATAACGCAGAGCCTATAAGAAAAGGCGTTTGCTGTGGCAACTGCAACGCAAAATTTGTTATTCCGGGGCGGTTGTTTCCAATAAAAATGAATAACCCAATTTCTTATGAGGTAGCAAGAACTAGAAAAGAATATCTTGGTATTACATCCGAGCTTAAAAAAAGGAGTTTTGAACGCTTTGAAATAATACCTTATATGACTGTCTACAGTAATATTGAGACTGAAGAAAAAGTTGTTGTTTGTATAGTCTAGGGTTAAATCTCACCTCATTTTATTTTGGGGTGAGATTTTCTTATAATATAAATAGAGGTGGGGGGAAATGAAAATCATTAAGAAGGGGAATGTTTATAAAAAAGCCGGATGGTGGAAAGAGAACGAATATGATATTTGTAAAATGATGTGTTTTGTTCTCTTCATTTTGAATTTAGTTATGATTAGGCTGATATTTTGGTGAGAATATGATTAAGATTGAGAAAGAAATTGATGACTACGCTGTTTGTCATAATTGTTGGAAAAAGAAAGATGTTAAAAGAATAATTATCAAATATGATGGTTTGAATCATATCGTGCCCTTATGTAAAAAATGCAGAAAGATTTTATTTGAAAAACTCAAAACTGAATTTCTGGGGAGTTCTTATGATGAAAAATAAGTGTAAAATTTGCGGAAAGTACAAGATGCTTGAAAAGGAAGTCGGGAAGAAAAATTTAGGGATTTCAGATGAAATTGAAATTTCACTTTTTCGTCTTTGGAAATGGTGCAAGATGAATAATAATTGGTGCAGGAATATAGCCGGGAAATGCGGTGAGGTTATTTCTGAAAAAGAAAAACTGGAAGTTGAGTTTGAAGAAAAGCAAGGATTTGATTTCAAGATGACGATGGAGGATGAAATATGAACGATATAAAGAATTTGAGTTTTGACGAAAGAGCCAAACTTTTCAAAGAAGCTGTGATAAAGGCTGAGAAAAGATATGGAGTTTCAATTCAAGCTGGTTATATAAATTCATATGACGATTCAGAAAATTTATTGATTCAAGAATACAACGATTGCGAAGTGATAAATGAGGTGTATTTCAACACTTTGAAGAAAGAACTATAAAGGAGTAAAATATGAAATTTTCAACAATTTGTAAGGTATTAAAGAAAATAGCTTCAATCTCAGGAACAAATGAGAAAATCGCTTTGATTAAGTCTATTGAAGATGATGGTTTGAAAGAAGTCTATAAATGGCTTTTTGATAACTCAAGAATTTCCGGGATAGCAGAAAAGAAATTTGAAAAAGATTATGGCTTTGAACTCGCCGGAGATTTTACAACCTGCGACCAGAAAACAATTCAAGATGTATTCAGATATTTGGATTGTCATCATACAGGGGCAGGAGAAGATGTAATTGAAATAAAGGATTTAATGGACAAAATCTGTAATAATGATGAAGAAAAAGAAATCTTCAAGAAAATCGTCTGTAAGAATCTTCCACTGGGCGTAGATTCTAAGACAATCAACAAATGTTTTCCGGGCTTAATTCCGACATTTGATGTGTGTCTCTGCGATAAATACTATGACAATCCTGAGCTTGTAGACGGAAAGAGGGAATTCGCTATCAGTACAAAAATTGACGGTTGTCGTTGTATTGCAATAAAGGAAGACGGAAACGTCAGACTGATTTCAAGACAGGGAAAACCTTGGATTGGTTGTAAAGAAATTGAAGAAGCAATCAAAAATCTACCAATAAATAATTTTGTCTTTGATGGTGAAATTACAATAAAGGATTTTATGAAATATCCTTCAAAAGATGTTTATAAAATGACTACAAAAATTATCAGTACTAAAGATGAAGAAAAGAAAGGTGTTTGTTTGAATGTCTTTGATTTTATGAAATTAGATGAATGGAATAGAAAGATATGTGATTTCAATTTAAGAAATAGATATTATTTCTTAAATAAATTATTTGAAAATAATAAATCAAATGCTTTATATCTTGTACCAAATATTTATGTTGGAAAAGACGTTTCTCAGATAGAAAAATTGATGAAAGGAATTGTCCGGGAAGAAGATTGGGAAGGATTAGTCATTAAATTCACAGATTCAAAATACGAATGGAAAAGAAGCAAAAATTGGCTAAAGGTAAAAGCCTTTGACGAAATGGACTTGATTGTAAATGATGTAGAGGAAGGAACAAATTCAAATAAGGGGCGGTTGGGCGCTTTAATCTGCGAAATAGAACATCCAAAATTAGGACATATTGAAGCCAAAGTTGGCTCAGGGTATTCCGAAGATGAAAGAATCAGGCTTTGGGATATGAAAAAAGAATTGATTGGAAGAGTGATTTCAGTTCAGTATTTTGAGCAAACCGAAAACACTTCAACACATATAAAATCGTTGAGATTCCCGGTATTTTTGGAATTGAAAGAGGAAGGTCAATTGCCTAATAATTAAGGAGGAAAGAAATGAAATTTGACAAGTCAGAGATTTATACTGCAGTAGATGCTGAAGAGCTGGAAGAAGGTGATGTGGTTTTAGTTGGTGACGCATTAGATGAGCTTCAAGAGTATGCAATGTCCAATGAAAGCGCCAAAGAAATTAAGACTATACGCCCATCAACTGAGCCGTGTCGGTTTGAGACTAATGAAGGTGTTTATATACTAGCCTATCTCATTGCTAAGCATGACGACCCGTACAAGGAGTTCAAGAAGGCGCAGGCAGATGGAAAGAAAGTGTGGTTCCTGTACGGTGATGGGAAGTGGCATGCTAATACTTTCTGCGACTTCACAGAGCCTGTAGACCGCTATTCCCTTACTCCACCATCTGTTACGGAGTACAAAGTGTTTTTAGACGACCACTTTGTATTCACCAGTAGAGAAGTCCCAGAATGGGCAAAGCACGTGTATTTCACTTCAACAGATATGAAGACTGCTTTTGGATGGTGTACGGAGCACAATAAGTTTGCGGATGTAGCAAAGGCTTGGGAAGAAGGGAAGCAGATACAGTACTTAGACGATGTTAAAGGATGGTCTGACTGCGAACCAGATTGGAATGTAGATTTGCAGTATCGTGTTAAACCCGTCATTCTCAAATGGACGGACTTGAAGTGCGGTGATGTTATTGTTAAGGGTAAAGATGCTGCCCTTGTTACATACATAGATGGTAATGATACGGACAACATGCACATTTATGCTGGAACATGGTGGATTAGTGACGATGATTTGAAGAATTGGGAGAAGGTAGAAAATGACTAAGGATGAATTAAGAGCGGAGCCAAGAGAAGAAGTATTTATTGATAAAACACAATTATTCTACCCAAAAAATCAGTAAAAATTAGTAGATAACTAGATGAAAATCTATTAAAATTATTAAAAATTATTCGATTTTGGATGGAAATTATGAATAAAAAAGCAAAGAATTCACCATTAGTAAACAAAAATGAAATTCTTCTAGAAGTTCCTAGCGAGTATATTTCAAGCAAGGAACTCACCATAACAGAAGCGAGGAAACTGCTCCCGGAAAATCTAAAGCACCTTGAACTAAATCCAAGAGAATACAAATTTTTAGCCGTATATTGCAGTAATAATTTTGACGCAGTTGAGGCTGTAGAGAAAGCCGGATATGTGGAAAGAACTCACGCAAAATACAGGGCAATAGCATACTCACTCCTGCAAAGAAAAGAGATAGTTGAGGGCATAAGAATCTTCATAGATACAGTCATTCAGCCATATAAGGATAGGCTTGAACTAGAGCTATTAAATATATATTACCGAAGAGCAACATATGACATCGCAACCTTTGTAGACAAAAACAATAATTTCTTGCCTATTAAAGAAATAGACAAGGAATGGAGGTGCTGCATAGATGGAATAAAAAACACAAAATATGGCTTTGAATACACATTACCAAATAGGGATTTAGCGCTCCAAGCCTTATATAAATTTGTAACAGGTCAGGACATGAATACAAGTACAATATTACCGGAAGAAGCACAGAAAAAAATGAAAATAATATTCAATAATGTCCTAAAAATAAACGCAAACATTAAGCCTAAGAATATTAAAAAAATGAAGAAATCCCAGGAATAAAAGAAATGATAGAAGATGTAATATTGAGCATAATATTATCGATATTGGGCTATATATTCGTAGCTTTTGAGTTATTGATATTGAAAGAATTAAGAGAGAATTGTAATGAATATGAGGATAAAAAAGGGTTAGAAAAAGATGAAGAAAAGAGGACTGTATAATTTGTTATGTAAAACTGACAATATTTCAGCAAATAAAATCTTATAATAAAATGTAAGGGGAAACGAAAATGATAGGCTTTCAAGTTGAAAATGAGATTGAGAGAAATATGAATAAAAATGGAACAACTGAAGTTACTGGAAATTGGGAAGGTTTTCACCCTATAGAAAACAATTTATCAAACTCTCAGGAAAGTATTATTGAGATTTGCGATAGTATGAAAGACCTGCTTTTGTATAAAAATCAAAAGTATGGAGATTCAGCACTTCACCCAAACAATATCTTTTACAAGGGTGATTCAACAAACTCAATTAAAATCCGGCTAGACGATAAAATTGGGCGAATTAAGAATTGTGAAGAAACACGGATAAATGATGTTGCTGATGTAATCGGGTACTGTACTTTGCTTTTAATTTCAGTTGGTGCTTGCAAAGAAGATATTGAGAGATTAAAGGACTAATGAAATGGAAAATGGATTCAAGAAACAGGAAATCAAATGCTGTTTCCTTTGCAAACATTCGGTATCAAGAACTCAGGTTTGTTTGACCTGCGAAAATAAAAAAGCATGGATTAAAGAAACTAGCGTTGAGCCAGTTTCAGTCTGCGATTATTTTGAGAGGAAAGAAAAATGAAATCATGGTATGATGACATTGACGCTGCGACATTGCAGAGAATTAAGACTTATTCAGCCTTCAATGACCCTGCGAGCAAGAATCTTATGATGCAAACAATGTATGAATATCGGGAAAAAGAAATTCAGGACTTCAAGGAAACGAATCATGAGCTTGCTGAAACTTGCATAGCAAGAAAAAAACATATTGAGGAGCTAGAAAAAGAAAATGAGCAGCTTAAACAGAAGCTAAGGAAATATATTAATGAACATTCTAATTAAAATCGTAGGCTTTTTGGCTTTGAGTTATTGGCTTGGGTTTATTATCTCAGTTGGTGTTGCAGCTGGGATAAAATCAGCATATAAAGACTTTCAGAAAAAAGGAGAAAAGAAAGATGAAAGTATTTGAATTTGCGGGAGTTATTTTCAACGCTGACAACATTTGTACAGTTCAGAAAGTAACGGTGAGAGCCAATGAAAAAGAGGATGAAAAAATCCAGGCTTTTCAGGTTGTAACTATTGCGGGTGGTATGAATTTCACATTCAAAACAGAAAAAGAGAGAGATGAGAAATTCAGTGAGCTTCTTAAAGTGATGAGGGAACTTTAATATGCAGAAATTTATGCAGAACGGATTTTGTCAGAAAGAAATCTTGGTTGGCTCAAATAAAGGTCAACCTGTCTATGTCAAAGTGAACGTTGTTACTACTAACAAGAAAGTAATAGTTTATGACCTTGAAGGAAATAAGATTGGTCAGGCTGGAGTTATCCGGGAAAAGGATTTTGATTTCAATACCCTTTACCAAATGGCAATAAAACAATCTGGAAAATCAATTCAGGTGGCATAAAATTTAGAATCTAGGGTTCATTTCAACCCTAGATTTTTTATTTTTAGAATCTTATAATAATTTATAAGGAGCTGAAAAATGAAAGAATTTTTTCAGAAAGTTTGGGTGAAAATCGTTGCGTGGGTTTTCATCATTATTGGAACTCTTGTATTGCTTCTTGGTGGTACAGAAGTTGGAGACATTGTGCGTGTTCCTGAGCTTGTCTTTGGAATCGTTGAGGCAGTGGGTGTACTGATTCTGTTCATCCGTGGCTTGCTTCTCAAAAAAGATTCTGCTAATAAGTAGCTGATTTTCTTTCCCATTTTCAGAAGGTTAAAGCCCTATTACAAAGAGCGTTCCCACCTAACTTTCTGAAGATGGGTTTTATTTTTTATTTTGGAGACTTTTGAAAATGGAAATTAAGATTAAAAGAGTTGGAGCCGGAAAACTCCCAGAATATAAGACCGAAGGAAGCGCTGGGGCTGATTGCTACGCAAGATTGGAAAAAGAAATTACAATCAAAGCTGGAAAATCTGAAACAATCCCATTGGGGTTTGTGGTAGAGATTCCGACCGGGTATGAAATGCAAATCAGAGGCAGAAGCGGACTTGCCCGAAAAAATAACATAGATTGTTTCCTTGGAACGATTGATTCAGATTATCGTGGAGAAGTTTGCGCAATCCTTTTGAATAAAGGTCAAGAAGATTTTACAGTAAAACATTCCGACCGAATTGCTCAGGCAGTAATTGCCCCGGTAATAACAGCAAAATGGAATGAGGTTAAAAATCTTTCGGAGACAGAAAGAGGTGCCGGAGGTTTTGGTCATACTGGGGTTTCTGAAGAAAAAAATAAATTTTATGAACCGTTCAAAACTGTAGAAGAAACAGAAAAATTTTTGAATAAATCTGTAATCATTGATGGTAAAGATGAGGGTGTTGTTACTGCAATCAGTACGGAAAGCAAATATGGTGTAAATTGTTTGGTTGTGGAAGTAACTATGAAAAAAGGTAACGCTAAAGAATTATTTTCATCAACTCTCGCATTTAGCAGAATTAAAGTTGATGGACATTGTTTCGGGAAGGAAATAGAATTTGAAAACGATTGAGCTAAGAAGTTTATTGACCGGCACAAAAAGAGAAATTACAATTTCTCATGAGATTGAAAAAGTTTTCAATTGCTGGAAAGAGAAAAGGGCTGGAGAAAATCTTGAGCCTTTAGAAATCTTTTATGCCGGTTATATCTTAGCAAATCCTGCGGTGCGAGATTTGTTCAAGAAATATAGAGGTGAATTGAAAAATTAGACCATTGGCTTGTAGGTCTGGTTTACTCCTTTGCCCTTTAGTCGAGTGTCACTTGGCTAGAGGGTATTTTTTTTAATTTTTTCTAAAAACCACTTTACTTTTTTTATAATATAGTTTATTATTATAGATGTAGGGAAGAGAAAGCCCTAAAGGAGTAAACTATGAACGCCGGAAACAGAACAAAGAAATGGTATAAATACTGCATGGATTCTAATGTATTAGATAGAGCTGGTATGGCAGAGTTACGAATGACAAAAGATGTACCAGGGTACAATTCCGCTATGTATGTCATAGTTGTATTCAGCGTTAATGGTGGAATTGAAGAAACATTAAGCGAGAATACATACAGCAAAGAAGAAATTCTGAGATTGTGGCAAGAATATAAAAACGAATAAATCATCGAGCCAAAGAGTTTGGAAGGAAGGAAACTATGGGAATTGTTAGAATCAATTATGGTGCAAAAAATATCGATGATTTCATCGAGAAATTGCAGAAATACACGCTTGACCCGACATTTGAGAAATACGGAAACTTTATCAAAAAGAATCCGAAATTTCCAATGAATCCTCAGCTGACAAAAGAATACAAAGGCTGGTATACGCTGTTTGGTAATTTCTACGATTATTCAAATGCTTTTTCGATTTATGTCGAAGATGAAAAACTAGCCGGAAAGATTCGCAGGCTGATTAAAAAGAATCAGAAAAGCGAGGAATATCAGAAAGCAAAGAACGAAATTCTTGAGCGAGAAAAGAAACTTTATGAAGCTAGAATCAAAAGATTGAATTCATTTATGAATTAAAAATAGTTTTACTCTTTTACCCTCTGTTATCGTTGATAATGAAGGGTTTTTTATTTTATAAAAATAGCTTATTATAAAAAACATGGATGGAAATGAATATTATTTTAATGACGAGATTCTAAGAGGTCTAATTGATAACCCTCATTTGCTTGGTCATTTAATGGGAAAAGATAAACTAAACCCACTTCATTCGGAATGGATCAAATACTGTTGGGATAGTAATGAGCCAAGGGCTTTGATGGCTTTTCGAGGTGGATATAAATCAACGGCAATAGATGTAGTCGGGATTGTCCGCTGGTGGTTACTTCAGCCCAATGACCGTATTGCTTTAATTAGAAAAAGTTTTAACGATTCTGCAACGGTAATAACAGCCGTTAAACAGGCAATGGAACTCCCTCAGATTAAGGAATTATTCAAGTTTGCGCACGGATTTTACCCAAAAGCAACAATGGCTAAAGAGGGAAAATTAAGATACAATTTCAAGACAACAATCACTCCTGAAGTTAGTCTAACAGCTCATGGTATAGATAGTTCATTGACTGGTATGCACTATGACAAAATTATCTGTGACGATATTATTACATTGAGGGATAGGGTATCAAAGGCTGAGCGAGAAAGAACGAAAGAAATTGTAAATGAATTAGCAACGAACATTATTGACCCTGGAAAAGGAAGCCTTTGGATTGGGACACCGTGGCATAAAGAGGACGCTTGGAGCGAGATAAACAAGTTTGCTGATATAGCAATGTATCCAATTTCTCAGTTTAATTTCTTAGGCGAGAAAGCTATTGAGGAAAAGAAAAAGACAACTACACCGTTCCTTTATGCTGCAAACTATGAGCTGGAGATTAAGAGGGATGAGACAAGCCTATTCTCAGAACCGAATATTGCTGAGGGTTGGGACTATAGCCGGAAAAGCTACGCTCACATTGACTGCGCATACGATGGAAATCATTATTGTGCTTTGACTATAATTTCCCCACTAGATAATGATGACCCGACATTAGCAAAGAAATTTCAAGGTGTTGGTTTCGCTTATCCGGGAAACTGTAAGGCATGGGCAAATGAGGTTGCAAGGCTTTTCAGAAAATATAAATGCCGATTCTTGCTAAATGAAACAAATCCAGACAAAGGCTATTTTGCAAATCAGATGGAAAAATTGGGAGTAAGAACAAAGACCTATGCTGAATCTGAAAACAAGCACATTAAAATCTCAACTAATCTTTATGAATATTGGGATAGGATTTGTTGGTCACCCGATACTGACCCAGAATATTTGAATCAGATAATTGATTATAGGGAAGGTTCAGAGCCGGATGACGCACCGGATAGCTGCGGAACAATATTCAGGGAAATCTGCAAGCCTAACAAATCAAAGTCGAGGGCTTTATGGACATAAAAATAATTCTTTATTTTTTATGGTTTATATTTTATTATAAATAAAAGGAGCTTGAAATGATTTCAAAGTTGATTGCTATTTTAATCGTTTTAATTTTTTTGATTGTAGTTCTCATTCTAGGTATTAAAATCAAGAATGAAAAGATTGAAAGACTTGAAAAAGAAATTGATAAAAATGGTGAAGATATTCAGTATTTGGAAACAAAAAATGAATTTCTGCTAAACGAATTAAAAGTTGAGAAGGAGCACAACAGTGAATTGGCTAAAAAACTTTCTGCTATCTCTAATATGTCTATTGATGATGTTCTTCATGAGTTGCAGAACAACAAGAACAGTTGAAAAGACAGTCTATTATATTCCGAAAGTAGACTGGCCCGAATTTCCTGAACTTGGGGAATATGAAAAGATTGACGGTGGGAAAATTGCAACCGATGAAGAATTTTTCCGCCAGTTGTTGGCTTTCAGAGAAATTTATGAAAGCGAAAGAGATAAATACAACGAAAAGAAAATGAAGTTGGAGGAAAACGAAAATGAAAAATAAATTAACACTTCAGGACATCGAATCAAAAATCAAAGATAAAAAATTCACAATTCTTGAAGATGGAAAAACAACTATTTGTAATATTTATCTTGAAAATGGATTCACGGTTAGAGGGGAAAGCGCCTGCGTGGACGTTTCAAATTTCAATAAAGAAATCGGCGAGGAAATAGCTTTCAAAAACGCTAAAGAAAAGATTTGGGTTTTGGAAGGTTATTTGCTTCAAGAAAAACTATATCAATACAAATTAAGAGGTGAAGAAAAATGAGTGATATTGCATTTTGGTAAAATAAATGATTATTGAATAAAAGGACAGAAAATAAATCTGTCCTTTTTTATTTATAAAAATCTCTTTTATTTTTTAGATTTATAAATTATTATATCCGACAAGAGGTCAACTGTGGACGATATAAGAATCAAGAACATAATCAAGAATGACGGCTGGGTGAATCTCTTTTCCGGGTTGGGAACAAAGGCGGATAAAAGGAAATCTACAAAAGCCAGACCAAATGGATTCCTCATGGATGTAGAGCTGGAGACAATCTATGCTGACGACGGGCTTGGTGCCAGGGTCATAGACCTTCTACCGGAAGACATGATGAAGCAGGGCTGGCACTACAAATTTGATTCAGAGAAAGATGGATTTGAGGAAAAATCAAAAGTATATGACGAAGTATTCAAAGTAATCGGGGCAAACAAAAAAATTACTCAGGCTTTGAAATGGGCTAGACTTTACGGCGGTTGCTTAATACTTCTTGGTGTATTCGATGGTGACGATTTAAGTGAGCCTTTGAATTTACGGAAAATCAAAACATTTGAGAATCTGAAAATTATTCCTAGAAATAATGTAATGTATGGGACTATGGAATGGCAGATGAATCCTCAGCTTCCGCATTATGGACAGGTTGAATATTATCCGGTAACTTTCTATGTTGGAAGGCAGTGGAAAGTGCAGAGGGTTCATCACACTAGGGTAATTGAGCTACATGGAATTGAAATTCCATCTTCTGAGGCTAGTATAATTCCAATGGAATTCCGCTATTGGGGAATTTCTGTTTTGCAGAGGGTTCAGGATAGGTTGAAGGATTTGGGAATCAGCTTTGGTTCATTATCAAATCTTATGCACGAATTAAGCATTGGAAAATATAAGTATAAGGATTTGGCGGATATTATGGCGAGCGAGGGCGGTGAGAAATTAGTTCAGAATCGTCTGCAAGCTATGGACATGATGAAGTCAACTTTTCATTCTATCCTTATGGATATAGATGAAGATTATGTTAGAGATACCTTGTCATTTGGAGGTGTTTCCGATGTACTCTATCAGTTTATGATACTCACTTCTGCCTGTACTGGCTATCCTATGACTAAATTGTTTGGAATATCGCCGGGTGGATTAAACAGCACTGGCGATTCAGACATGTATCAGTATTATGATATGGTTAGAGCTAAACAGCAAACAGAGCTTCTACCGATTATTGAGAGATTAGTTCACATTATCTCTGAATGGCAGAATATCGAGGAGCCAAAGATTGAGTTTAATCCTTTGGAGCAAATGACCGAGAAAGAACAGGCTGAGCTTGAAGAAAAGAAAGCGAATACTGAATACAGAAAGATGGAGACCTATCAGGGATATATTGATATGGGTATTATGACGCCGGCTATGGTTGAGGAACTAGAATTTGGGGAAACTCTAAAAGAAATTGCGAAAAAAGTTGGAGAGCCTGAGAGAGAGCTTCCAGAGGTGGGTGAGTAATGCAGACTTGGGGAACTGTAATTTCAATTGTTAGTGGTTGTTTGACATTAATTGCCTTGGTAACTATTTTCATTAAATTAGGCAGAGAAAAAGGAGTTAATGAAACAACTCTCAAAGAAATGAGGAAGGATATTGACCAAAATGCTGGCGATATAAATAATTTAGGACAAAAAGTAAATTCCATGCAGATTGAAAATGTTAAGCTGATTTCCACATTATCGTCAGACTTGGGATGGATTAAATCATCGCTGGTTGATATAAAGGCTGAAATTCAGAAAAAAAGTGAGGGCTAAAATGAGTAGTGACGCTGAAAAACTTATTGAAACTATTGAGAAAGATTTAGGTGTTAAACTTGATAAAGGCAAAATGGAAATGAAGCCGGAAGAAAAGAAAGAATACAACAAATGGAAATCAAGACGCTGGCTGATTACACTTTGGTCAATGATTATGGTATCAGCCTTGAGTGTTCTAGGAATTATTTTCAGTAACGATTCCTATGTTCCATTGGCTACCACTTTGGTTGCAATTCCGGTTGGTTTTGTATCTCTTGAAACTCTCAACAAAAAACACATGAATAAAGAGGAATAAATAAATGGCTGGAATGTTGCTTGAAGATTTTGTTAAAAAATATAACGGAAAAAAAGTTGACTTTGATAACGCTTTTGGTGCTCAGTGTGTTGACCTTGCCCGGCAGTATTGGAAAGAAGGGCTTGGAATCTCAGAGCATACCGGGGCTTGTTCTACAACTGGAGGGGCAAAAGACTTGTACCTTGATTATGAGAAAATGCCGTTGGAAAAGAAATACTTCAACAAGATTCCAAAGAATAAGGCTTTTATTGCGGGTGACACTCTCATTTGGAATTCTACTGAGAAAAATCCCTATGGGCATGTAGCAATCTATCTTGGGAAACTAGATAATTCATTCATCGTATTTGAGCAGAACGGATTTGAGCAGAACGGTGCTAAAATTACAATCCGGGGAAAAGATAATTTGCTTGGTGCTTTGAGAAAGAAATAAAAAAAACGGCTAGAAACAATCTAGCCGTTTTCTAGTTTTTTATCGGAAAACTAGAAAACCGGGATTTTATTTATTTTATTTCATCAAAGATTTTCTGAATCTTATCACAAGTAAGAAGAAAATCATCCTGAGCCAAACAACCTTTAATTTTATCACCGTTTGGATTTTTCTCAAAAACCAAAATGTATGAAGCACCTTGATATTTTTTCAGATAAAATTCTTTTGTTTCATTTTCTTTGAATCTGATACAAACACCCTCATTGAAAATCTTAGCCATCTGTTTAATTGTCATAGTTTACTCCTTTAGGGCTTTTTCTTCCCTACATCTATAATAATAAACTATCTTCTAAAAAAAGTAAAGTGATTTTTAGAAAAAATTAAAAATTTTTATATCTTTATAAATTAAAAAAAATAATTTATTATAAAAACATGCAGATTAGAAACGAAACTGAAATACAGCTTATGAAGATTCTCTATAAAACTCAGAAAAAGAAGCCGACAAAAAATCTGACTTCAAAGAGGGCATACCCATTCGGTATTGAGAATGAACTCTACAGAAAACTAAAGGGATTTTTCAAACCATTAACCGATTATGTCAACAAATATCTTAGTGAGAATTTAGAGAGTTTACTCAGATGGGATTCAACAGAAATCCGGCTAGACACTATTCCTGGAGATAGCTTCAGAAATATGATTTACAGCCTTGAGAATTGGCTATCAGTCTACATGCCGGATATTTCAGACTTGCCCGCAGATTCAAATAATAATGTAATACTAACTTCATTGGGAAAGACCGCTGATGAAGCTAAGAAATTTGGCGATAAAGAGTTTACAAGGATTATTGAAAAAGGAATTCATGTGAATCCACCAATATCTAGCCCATGGTGGGAAGATATGAAAAATAGTTGGGCTGAGGATAATTACACACTCATAACCTCAAACGCAAAGAAATATGTGTCCCAAATAAATACACTTACTGAGCAGGCAATAGTCAACGGACTTTCTCCGGCTAAACTTAAAGAGCAGATAAAGAAAGCAACAGAAAGTCTCTCAGATAAACACTGCAAATTGCTTGCTAGAGACCAGATGGGAAAATTGAATGGACAGATAACCGAAGCTCAAATGCAGGAAGTTGGGCTTGATTTATATGTTTGGTCAACGGCTTATGATGACAGGGTTAGGGATAGTCACGCACTGATGGAAGGTTTGCTTTGCAGATGGGATGACGCTTCAGTTTATTCTTACGATAACGGAAAAACTTGGGTTGCTAGACCTTCCGGGGCTGTTCAATTACATCCGGGTCAGGATATTCAGTGCCGTTGCGTTCCACTTGCCTTTTACCCGGAACTTGAAGCTGAAGTGCAGGGTGTTTCTTTGAAATCTGTTACTGAAGATTTACCTGATGTTCAAGATTTACCACAATTTCAAAACGAAGATAAAATAACAATAAATGATATATTTCAAGAATTAAATTTACAAGAGAACAGTTGGACTGGTAAAAATCCTTTACCTAAAGGAAGTGTTGATGAATTTAAAGAGTTTCAAGAAAAAATAGGATACACGATAAAAAAAGAAGATGGGTTCTATAAAAACGTTGATGTTGATGAATTATATACTGTTCAAGATTATATCATTCCAGCGAATATTAAAAATGTTTTTGAAAATAAAGAAAAAATATTTTCATTGGATGGGAGTGGATATAAAAGTGACCCAATTATTGTTATAAAAATAAATAAAAAAAATTATATTATTGAAGGAAATCATAGAGTTGTTGTGGCAAAAATGTTAGGAATTAAGAAATTGAATGTAATGTATTATCAAAAATAATTCTTTACTTTTTTTTATTTATACTTTATAAATAATTAAGTATGAAGTTGAGCGATTATCAGATAAACGAAATTAAGAAAGCGTGCGAGGGCGTTGAATATGGTTCGGTAACAATAAAGATGAACTCAACGCTTGAGCATATTGACCTAGTTATTGATAAGCAAATCCGGCTAAAGTCGGAGCCAACAAAACCGCCACTGCTGGTTGTAGATAAAAAATATAATTAGGTTGAGAATTGCTGACTGAAAACAGAGGCAAGCCCAAAGAAAACCGGGCTTGCCTTTTTTTTTATTTTATCGAGGTTTGAAATGAAAGAAACTAAAAAAGATTTGAAGCGATTCGATAACATTGATAATTCCCAGTGGATGACTATTCCCTTTGAGAGAACAAACGAAGGCTTTCTCAAAGGGCGTGCAATTGTAACATCAATTGGCGTTTTCACTTATAAGAGGGCGGATGGAACAGTTCAGCGTGAGTTAAGACTTCCTGAAGAGGTTTTCTCACTTGATACTCTCAATTCAATGAAATTAAAGCCAGTAACTCTGAATCATCCAACCGAATTGGTAACTCAAGATAACGCAGACAAACTTCAAGTTGGAAGTCTTGGTGATAATCCTTCTTGGACGAAAGAATGGCGTGACAGAAGCTGGAAAGAAGTTACAGACGGAATCAACTGCGCCATTGATATGATTATTACCCGGAAAGACGCTATTGACGCAATCCTGAATGGAAAGCAGGCGCTTTCAATGGGTTATACTTGCGATTTGGAAATGGCAGAGCCGGGAGCTACTTGGTGCGGAATTGAGTATGATTTCATTCAGCGAAATATCCGTTATAATCATTGTGCGGTTGTAGATTCTGCAAGAGCCGGAGATAACGCAAAAATAGAACTTCGGGCGGACAGTGAAGATGCTGTCCTTGAAGATATTATGGTAACAAAAATCGATGGAGGTACCAAAATGGGTTTGAAGAAAATCAAACTGGACGGCATCGAATATGAAGCAGAAGAAAGTGTAATCAAAGCCCTCAACGCTGAGAAAGCGCGCGCTGACGCTGCCGAAAACGATGCTTGCGAAACAAAGAAAGCGATGGACAAAAAGGTTGCTGACATGGAAAAGAAAGTAACTGAATTTGAAAAGCGCATTTCTGAGTTGGAAGCAGAGAAAGACACTGCCAAGGAAAAGGCTGACAGTGCAGAGAAGGAACTTGAAGAGCTTAAAAAGACTTCAATGGATTCAAAGAAAATGGATGAAATGGTCAACGCTAAAATCGACCTTCTTCACAATGCTGAAAAGGCAGGTGTTGAGGTTAAGAGTGATATGGCTGATTCAGACATTAAGAAAGCTGTCATCGCAAAGGTTTTCCCGAATGCAAAATTTGACGGAAAAGATGAAGTGTATGTTCAGGCACGCTATGATGCAACAATCGAAATTCTTGCAGAGCGGGCTGACAATAAGAGCAGACAGTTCACTTCAGACCTTCCGCCTGTTGAGCACGCTGACGAAAATGACGCAAGAGAGCGTATGATTCAGCGCTTGAAGAATCATGGAAAAGAGGAGAAATAAATATGAATCTGTATGGACTTCTTTCAGATGAAAAAGCCATGGCTGGTATGCTTTACGGTTTGAATCCTAAAACAATCGTATCTATTCCGGCTGGCGAGAATATCAAATACGGCAATGGTGTTTTCTTGAACGGAGACAAGACTGCAGTTGTTGCTGGAAAATACAACAATCATGCAGTTGTTGACCTTTCAGCTTACACTACAGCAAGCAAGGATATTTCCCTGACTATCAATGAAATAGCCGTTACAGCTACAACAAGCGGAACTATCGCAGACGATGTAGCCGCAATTGTTGCTGACATTACGGACGATGTAGAGGGTGTTACAGCTGTAGCCGGAACAGGCGCTGACGCTGGAAAAATTACGCTTTCTTCAGACAGCGGAAAAGACCTTGAGATTGAGCTTGTCTATGACGGTTCAGATGTAACTTCATCAAAAGTTACTCTTTCTTCAGATTGTGTTTATGCTGGTGTTTCAGTATTCCACCAGAACGCATTCTTGACTGTCCGTGGCTTGTATGTAGAGACCGAAACCGTGAACATCATGGAAAAAGGCTACATTTATGTAGCACTTGCTTCAGATGTAAACCCGGTAATTGGTGCAACAGCTTATGTTACATCAGCCGGAACTTTCACAACAGAAAGCTCAGGAAATACGCAGGTTGGCGTATTCAAATCAGTAAAAGAGACAGGAAGCAATAACGATGCTATTGCCCTTGTATCTCTTGACTAAGTAATAGGAGAAGGAAAATGGCATTCACTAGCAATAATCCTGTACGGCTTGATTCAAATGAATCTGCTTTTTTTGACCGTGAGCTGGCGTTCGTAAAGTCTAAGACCTATGACGCAAAACTCGCTGAACTTAAAGGATTGATGTTGATTCCAATCTCAACAGAAGCTGGAGCTGGTGTCAACGAGATTGTATATCAGCAGTATCGTGGCGTTGGCTTTGCTAAGGTTATCGCTGACTACGCAAAGGACTTCCCGAGGGTAGATGTCTATGGTGAGGAACAGTCAGTCAAAGTAAAGGGCATTGGCGATTCATACGGATATTCTATCAAAGAAATTCGTGCTTCTCAGCGTGCCGGTAAAAACCTTGACCAGCGCAGAGCAATGACAGCCCGCCGTGCTCATGATGAACAGATGAACAAGATGGCTTTGAAGTCTGACCCGGTAAACGGTACAAATGGACTTCTTGACTATCCGGGAATCACCGAAGTCACATTGCAGGCTGACGGAACAGGTTCACTGAAAACTTGGGCTTCAAAGACCGCTGACCAGATTGTTCGTGATATTAACGACATGGTCAATGCTGTTATGGAACCGACTTCAGCACGAGAAGTTCCTGACACACTCTTGCTTCCAATCGCTCAGTACAACGATATTGCAACACGAAGAATCGGTGAGGCTGGCGAAAAGACTTTGATGAAATACATCCTTGAAAATTCTCCTTACATTAAGAGAATCGAGTGGCTGTCTGAACTCAAAGGCTTTGGCGCAAGCGGAACAGACCGGGCATTGGTTGGAAGATTTGATGAGGAACACATCACCCTTGAAATCCCTCAGCCGTTCGAGCAGTTTGAAGCTCAGCAGGAAGGCATGGAATTCACAATCCCGTGCCACTCTGAATGCGCTGGAACAATTATTTACTATCCGTTGGCATTCGCCTTTGCGGATGGTATCTAATCCGGATAAAATCGGCTAAAAACCGTGGGTGTTTGGTAAAGGATAGTAAAAATATCAACTGAGCTTAAATACCCACGATTTTTTAATCCTAGCGTGGTTATAGACCATTTTTACAGACATAAGAGGATGGAAAATTATGTTGATTAAATTTACACCGAAAGTTGAGCATTTGAAATGCGTAGTTCTTACCCCGAAAGAGGGCTTGAAACTTACACGCACTATTGTGAAGTTGCTTCCCGGAACAAATGAAGTGACAAACGATGAATGGAAGGCAATGCGTGGAAATATCGTTTCTGAGCTTGAGAATGGTGAAATCTCAATTCTTGCTCAGAAAGTAAGTGCAGGCAGAGGAAAAATTGGTGGAATTAAGGCTAAAGACCTCAAAGAAATGCCGGTAAATCTTGCAATCAAATATGTGTCTGAATGCAATAACCCGGACACTCTCGAAAAATGGTATGCTGAAATCACCAACGAAGAAGTACGGCTTGCTATTACAAAGAAATTTAAGAAACTTGAGCTTGAGCTTCCTGAAGACAAAATCCCGGATACGCCCAACGGTTCACCGATGAGCCTTGAGGAGTTTGACGAGGATGAAAATGAAGACGAAGATGAAGAAACTGAAGACTCAGATTTGAGCGATGATGATTCTGAAGAATATAACGAGACCGATGAATATGATTCAGAGGAAGTAAATTTTTCAGAAATGACAAATGCTGAACTCAAAGCTGAATGCGAAAAGCGAGGGATTGACACAAAGAAATTCTCAAAGAAAGCTGATTTCATTGAGGCTTTGACTAACCCAAGCGAGGAGTAAAACTGTATGATGACTGCTGAGCAAATAATCCAGACTATCTGTCCTGAACTTGCAGATAGTCCATCCTTATCTCAATACGTGCAGATAGCAAGGGAAAGTTTGTCCAGCAGTTTTTTCGGCAAACTTTATAATCAAGCGATTGCTTATAAGGCTTGCCACTTGTTCACTGTAACAAAGAAAAGTGCGTTGAATGACGCTATAAACATCGGTGGTGGAAGCGTAAATCATTTGCAGGAAGGCGGAATCACACTTGGGTTCAATTCTTCAAGTTCGGATAAAGAATTACTTTCAAGTAAGTATGGAAGGATGCTTTATGACCTTATGAAAACCAGACCGACAATGGATGTAAACCGGAACTGTAAGCCACCATTCCCTCAATATCCTTTTGTTTTCTTTGGAGGCTGAAATTGTTACTTTTTCCAAATGCTACAATCTATGTATCAGACCTCAAGACAATTAAAAATTCCGAAGGTACGAAAATCAAGAAATATGATTTTGACAACCCTTTGGAATCTTTCCGTGTAGATGTTCAGCCCAATACACTGACTTCTGCACAAATAGAGCTTTACGGAATAAGCGCAAAGACCGCAAACACAAAGAAGTGTTTTGTTGATTTAGAAAGCGGAAAATTTATGAGCCTTGGGAACAGGGCTAAAGTTATATATGACGATGGGCTGGTTGAATACTACAATATTCAGCCTGTTACTGTTTGGAGATTTCATAAGGAATTTCTGTTAATTCCAGTGGAGAATGAGAATGGCTAAAGATATGAGTTTTAATCAGTTTTCGGAATATCTCTCAAATGTCGCTCCAAAAATTCAAAGTGAGCTAGAAAAAACTATTGGATTGTGCTGCGAAAAAGTCAGGAGCGATATTCAAGATAGCATGGCTCATACTCCAAGAGACAGTTCAAAGAGTTATTACACTAACAACAAAACTACACCGCACCATCCTTCATTACCGGGAAATCCACCTGCACCCGATACCGGAAATTTGCGTGAAAGCATAAGATACGAAATTCATGGAGAAGGAAAAGAAATTTATGGAGTTGTGGGCTCAACTCAAAAATACCCTGACTATGCTGTTTATACAGAATATGGTACTTCAAAAATGCAGCCTAGACCGTGGTTGAGACCCGCTATGAATAAGAATAACGAATGGATTAGAAAATCCATAGCTAAGGCTGTATCAGATAGCCTTAAAAGGAGCTAGATATGATTAACGCAAAGAAAATCTATAATCAGCTTCTAAATGATGAAAGAATAACTTCATTGGTGAGCGATGATAAAATTCTTAATGCTTATCCAAATGAAATTGAGATATACCCTTGTATCATATTTCTTGATGAGAGTCAGAATGATACTGAATATAGCGAAAATAAGCCTAGAGCCAGCGCTTGTTTAGTTCAGATTCATATTTTCACAAAGAAACTTGATGGATATGTTACAACCTCAGATGTAGCGGAAGCTATATGTGAGGTCATGCATGAAGACCTTTGGAATTGTTCGCAGAATGGTGAGGTATCAGACCCAGACCTCGATTGCGAGCATAGGGTTATGAGATTCAATAAGTCAATTTTTAATTGATATAAAATTATTCTAATGGAGGAATAAAAGATGGAAGAACGACCAAAGATTGGTTTGAGCGGTTTGGTTCTTGCACGAGTAATCAAAGATGATGAAAATGGAATCGTATTCGATACACCTTTCAGAATCCCAGGTGCTGTAGTTGCAACAATCAATCCAAATTCTAGCGTAGAAACTGACTACGCAGATGATGGCGCATTCTTTGCTCAGAACAACCGTGGTAATACAGAATTGTCTCTTGAGATGATTGATATTACCCCGGAGAGCGAAGCGTTGATGCTTGGTCAGAGAAGAGTCAACGGTGTTACTGTTGAGACTGACCTTGACCAGTCACCTTATTTTGCTTTTGGTGGAAAAATCCTTAGAGCAGGCTCAGATGAAAACGGTGATGCCGTGTATGAGTACATTTGGTATGCCAAAGGCAAGTTCTCAGTTCCAGAGTCAGGTGGCGAAACAAAGCGTGATTCTTTGACATTCGGTCACAAGAATCTCACAGCTCAATTCGTCAAAACGCAGTTTGTACCGGATGGACAGAAATCGGGTACAATCGGAACTAAGTGCCGAACAGATGACCCGGCTGTACCGTCAAGCCTCAAAGAACATTGGTTTGATGCCCCGGTTATTTCTGTTTCTCAGTCAACTTCAGCTGTTACTGTTACGGCTGCAAGCTCAGAAGGAACTTTGATTTTGACTGGTACAAAGGGAAGTTCTGAATCATTCACATTCGCTCAGGAAACCGCAAAACTTGGTGAGACAATTATCGTAACGAGCGCAAGCGGTGAACTTGTGAACGGTTCTTTGACATTCGGCGGAACTGATACTGCTCCGACAATCACGTTTACCCCTGATGATGGAGAAAGCGCATTCACTGCAGTAACTGTAACAAGCGGATTGAAGGACAACAACGGAATTGGTGTAACACCGATGACTGACGCTGACCTTTAATTTCAATCAAAACTTCCCGGCTAAAGTCTAGCCGGGAACTAAATTTTTTATTTTTTTTTTGGATAAGGATGGACGAAAATGGAAAAGACAAAAGAATTGGACAAAATAACTTCTGAAAAAGTGACGCTTATGATTCACGGAAAAGAGCGTGAAATCAAATTCGGTTTTTCAGCTTGGGCAAAACTTGAAAAAGAGTATGGAGGATTGAAAAATCTTGACAAGTTGCAGGAGAAAATTGAAAGTGAGCCTTTTGAAACAATCCCTCATATTCTTTGGCTTGGGCTTAGGGATAAAGAGGGTGTCACTGAAGAAGATTTTCTTGATGATTATGGCTTGGGCGATATTGCTTTAATTTCAGAGAAATTTACAAAAGCACTCTATGGCTCACTCCCTAATTCAGAAGGAAAAAAAGCGAAAGTGGAAGCATAGATGAATTTCCTTGGTCATACCTTTTAGCCGAAACTTTGCTGATGGGTATGACTGAAGATTATTTTTGGGAATCCACTCCACGAAAAATAATTGCTTTAATTGACCAAAAGAACGAAATTGAAAAAGTAAAACAGAAAAATCTTGCAATTTATATTGCGAGTTATGTTTGGGGAAATGACCCGGACAAAAATGAAACTGATAAAAAAAGACCGATACCTGGAATTGATATACCGGCGGATTCAAGTGTAAGTCTGTTTTGAAGGAGATTTGTATGGCTGACAGCGATTTTACCGTCAAAGCGATTATTAGTGCCCAGACCTCTCAATTTGAAAAGGGTATGAAAGATGCTCAGAAATCGCTTGAAAAAACATCTGATTCAGTAAAAACTTTCTCATCAGAATTGCAAGGGCTAACTAAGACTTTAGGGACATTATTTGTTGGTAGAGAAATAATAAACTTTGGAAAAGAATCCATAAAACTATTGGAACAGGAACGAAAAGAAACAGCATTATTGGGTAAAACGCTTCAGACAACAGGTGCCATAGCTTGGAAAACTCAGGATTCATTAGTTTCAATGGCTCAGGAATTTGAGAAAAACAGTAATTATAGCCAAGAATCAATTATGCGGGCTGAGACCGTCATGCTTGGTTTCAAGAGCATAACCGGGGAAGTTTTCGATTCAGCTATTCAAAATGTAATAGATATGTCTGAAGTTATGGGCATTGATTTAGTCAATTCCGTTCAGACTATAGGAAAGGCACTTGATGACCCAATTAAAGGGTTAGGCTCACTTTCAAGACAAGGCTTTGTTTTTTCAGAGCAACAGAAAAAAATGCTTGAAGACCTTGTGGCGACTGGTAAAAAGGCTGAAGCTCAGAAAATAATTCTTGATGAACTTACTAGTACATACGGTGGTGCTGGAAAAGCAGGTCAAGACGCATTCAAAAGACTAAATGTTGAAATCGGGAACTTCCAAAAGATACTCGCTAGTAACATTATTCCAATAGTCAACAATGTATCTGAAAGTATTGCATGGTTATTAGAGAATTTCAATTCACTAGATAAAAGCACACAAACATTCATCCTTACAGCTAGTGGTTTAACAACGGCTTTACCTATGGTTATAAAAGGGATACAAGGGCTGAAAGTAGCATTAGTCTCTTTGCAAACCAGTGTTCCTGTGTTATTAGCTGTAAGCGGTGGGATTATAGCTATATCTTCTGCTGTAGCCTATATATCAAAGAAAAAGAATGAATTTTCAGATTTATCTAAAGAGATAAACAATATAAACAAAACAACAAAATCTTATCTCGATACATACGCTCAGGGAAACGAATCAAAGAAACTCGATGAAGACGCAACTCAGGAACTCATAAAACTTTATCCTGAACTTACTGGAAAAATAAATGCGTTTTCAACTAGTGTTGCTGACGCTAGAAATGAAGTTCAGGAGTTAATAAACAAAAAATTACTTGACGCAGAAAGTACGGGCATTCAAAATTACATCGACCGTTTGAATGAAATTAGCAAACTGCAAGAAAAAGTTAATAAATATACAAGCCATAATAATGAAATGGATAGGGCGAGGGCGAATGAAATCTTGACAAAAGATATTCCAGCCGTTCGGGAACTTGCAGAAGCACAAAGACAAGCGATAAATGAACGTCTTAAAGGTATCGGAAAAATGATTGCCCTAGACGGAAAGGTAGTTGATATTCCTATAGAAATAACGCCACAAAGCCAGTCTGTTGACACAGAAACAAAGAAACGATGGCAAGAAGTTTTAGCAGAAGTCCTAAAGATTGATGAAGGTTCATTTTCTACAGGAAAGCAGGCGGTTGGAGTTTATCTCAATTCTATTGCTCAAACCGTAAGCCAGGATAAAACAATTTCCAATGCACTTGGAGAAGCATTTAACATTAAGGACATTCTAACCGCTCAACAAGAAAATA